GTGGCACTTGTTACAAAAATAAAAGAATTCCGTGAAAAAGCAGGAATAACGCAGGCGGATCTTGCGGAGAAAGTTGGTGCCCGTAGGGAGACAATTGTTCATCTGGAAAACGGTAAATATAATCCCTCGTTAAAGCTGGCAATGGATATCGCAAGAGTATTTGACGTTACTGTCGAGGAATTATTCACCTTCACAGACGGAGGTAAATAGGTGGTTCCGTTTTCAGACAAAAAGGGTGGTCGGTAAACGCCGAATCTTTTTTTGAAAAATGTTCTCACGAGGCATAGAAAAAGTCCGAAAACCCAGTGTTTATGCCGGGTTCCGGACTTCCAATATTTATTCAAACTCAATTGGGTTACGCTGTACGTATTATATCGCGTTTAAGAAAAAGCAGTAGAAAAATTGTTTTCTGTGTCCCGTGGTGCAACTTTTGAAAATGGCTGAAATTTATCTTGATACTTTTTTGTTACTCTCAGCTTTGAGCGATTTGACTATGAGAAAAGTAACAGGAAATTGGGAGGCCTCTTTCAAGGTCTCCCATCGGCTTCCTTGTTCAGTTGAATTTCTGCATCATGGCTGCGAAGGCAAGCTGGCTTGTCTCGTCTTCCGGCTCGGTCTCCCATCCGCGCTCGTATGAGCAGGTGGTCTTGCCGTTCACCCGGATCTCAAGCTTTGAAATCCTGCCGCCGTCGATCCCGTATTCTTCGCTCGGCTCTTCGTAGTGCTTTACCCAGTAGGTGCATTCCATTCCGTTGATGTTCAGGCTTCCTTTGTTCCACATGGTTCTTTCCCCCTGCTTGTGTGTTTTCCTCTTTGCACTGTTATTAATCACTCTGAAGGCAGCACTTAGCAAGTGGATAACTCACCATAATGTACACAAGGATCAGCGGGTGTTCTCGTGTATTATATGAAGGATCTCTTCCCGCTCATCCGCGCCGACTCCGATCGAGGCGAGCGCCTGCCTGGTTCCGCAGTCCGGGCAGATCAGCGTCTGGTTGTCCTCCCGGCTGGTTGCCGGGATCCCTGTGTACTTCTTTCCGCAGATCGGGCAGACCCGCGTGGTCATCTTATCCTCTTTCATTCTTTCTCATCTCCTCTCTGGTCCTTTCAAGTGCCTTTCCGAGTTCCCCCAGGTCGAGATCAAAGTCCATGTATCCCTTCCTGCAGACCTCAACATACTCCGGGCTCGGGAGCCCGTATGGCCGGTATTCCCTCATCACGTAGACGAAGGCGGTCAGAATCCTGTTCTTCTCCTGCCATCGGTCAAGGACGTTGACCTCGACCGGCTTCTTGTAGTAGAACCTCGGATAACCTTCGTACCGATCCAGCCGGGCCTCATCAACGCTCGTGACCCGCCACACGGCTGCCGGCACACTGCTGTCCTCCCGCTCCTGAATCGTCAGGTATGACCCGGTCTTGCTTCCCTTAAAGACCAGCTCGTACCCGTGGAGCTGGACCGTTCCGATCGGAAGCGCGAATGGGCACCGGAGTCCCATCTGCTGAATGTTAAGGTTGCTTCCATAAGCCAGGTAATATCTTTCTGCCATATGTTTCTTTCTCCTTTCTGAAGGGCTACCCTTCTACTGCCGAAAGCCGCTCTCTCGCGGCTGCCTCGGTAGCGGAAGGCTGGTCCTTCCTGGATCTTGAGTTTATCAAGTTTATCTTGAGTTTCTCAAGCCGCGTTTCTTCCGTTCCGGAAGGAAGCGTCGCCGTCGAGCCTCTTGGTAAGGATGTCCCTTGCTGTCTTGAACTCGTCTCCGATGAAGCCCAAGCGGAGGAGCCAGGTGCGCATCGCGTATTTCGGGTTCTCGCTCTGCTGTGGCTTTGCGCTTGCGTGCTTCTGTTCTTTGGCCATGGCGCTCATCGCCAGGCAAAGCTGGATGTAAGCCTTGAGCTGTCCGGCGTGCAGGCCGTTTGCCTTTCCGTCCGCAGGTGCGTCGAATTGGAAGAGCCTGAACTCGACCGTTCCCTTGGTGAAGGTGGCGTGGAGGTTGAGCATGTGGTACCGGCTGCCGTTGTAGTGCTGGCTGCGTCCGTAGCTGGCTCCCTGGGAGGTGTACCAGATGTCTGCAAGCTCTGCCATGGTCTTCGGCTTCTTCGCGTTGAGCTCTCTCAGGAAGTTCGGGTCGACCGGCTTGCAGTAGCGTTCTGTTCTCCAGCAGTCCAGGTTGAGGGCCTTGGTAAGGAGGTCTTCGTGGCTCACCATGATGTTCGCCAGGTTCCTGAGGGTCTGTGGTGTGTGGCCCTTTGCTCCGATGTGAATGTGAACCCCGCATCCTCTGGTGGCGTCGCTCTTGGCTCCTGCCTTGCGGAGGCGTCTGACCAGCTCCTGCAGGGTCTCGATGTCGTCGTAGGTCAGGATCGGCGTTACCATCTCGCATTTTTCGTCGTCAGGTCCGGCAATGCTGACGTCCCGCTGGAATTTCCATTCGCGGTCCTGTGCGTCCCAGGCGCTCCAGGTGTAGTAGCCGTTCCTGGCTGCTGTGTTGTTGTAGCGGTTTGTTCCGAAGAATTCGGCTGCGACCTTTGCGGCTGTGCTCCTGCGGATGTTGTTCATCTCGACCTCGACCCCGATGGTCTGTTCTTTCATGGCTTCCTGCATCTTCTCTGTGTTCTTCATGTTCGTTCTCCTTTCGCCTCCCGGCGTTGTGCTTTTCTTTTGTTGTGTGTATTAATCACTCTTGTGCCGGAGAACATCAAGCAGATAAGAGGGCATATAATGAACAAAGATCTCCAGAAAGAACTGTGTACTTATGTCGATTACTGGGAAGAATACGAGTTGTTGATTATTTATAGAATATGTGAAAATAGATGTGAGGATATGTGCACTTCTCCTAAAGAGCTGACAGGAGGGAGGATCTCTCCTCCCTCCGCCTGGGTGTTGCAGCACCCAGACTGTCAGTGCTTTCTGGATGGTAGATCGCGGGTTTTCCCTTTAGGATCATTTGCCGTCCACTCAAGGATCTCATCAAGTGAGCAGCCGAGCGCATCGCAGATAGTGTCCAGCTGTGAAAGGCTGACCCGGTCGGTCAAGTCTTGGTACAGATCGTTGATCGCGTGTTTCCCGATACCAGTGATCCGGCTTAGCTCCGACTGGGAAATCCTCCTGTCTCCCATCACCCGAGATAGCTTGATGCGTATCATTGTGTGAGTACTCCTTCCCTTATAAATTACCCCATTTCCCCGAGTCTGTAAGCGAATCGGGAAAATGGTGCAGTTCAGGGAATATTGATGCATTGCGTGGAATAATTGCAGTGGATCGTGAAACTTTAGCTCTGCTTGTGAACCGTTTTAGACGGCTATGAGTTCAATCTTTTCAAAAATTTTTTTGAAATTTTCGATCAGGGATATCCTTACAGATCAATTATACGGAATGCAGAAGATGAGAAATGAGGAAGATTTTGAGTGAGGTCACGTATTTGCCATCTAGTAGAAATAAACTGAATTGAATATACAAATACAGAGTGTTGAACTTTCTTCAACACTTTGATTTTGTGTTGTAGGAAAAGAAAAAAGCCACCCGGACGTCTCCGGATGGCTTTCATTCTGCATATCTCTTGAAGCTGGCTGCATGGTTCCTCGTCATTGTGAGATCCCTCCGCCGAAGCGGTCAGTTTTCCCATGCTCCACCAGTGAACTACATATGCGCGTTAAGAGTTCATGTCGGCCTCTCCGCACACCGACCCGCGCTCCCTGTCCTTAAGGACTCCTCAGCATTTCTGCCGAGCGAACGCTCCCGCAGGCGATCAACCCTGCCCTCTGCGCATATTATATCAGATTTCCTTGATAAAGGAATCGATTCTCGCATCCTGCAGCTTCTTCATAATCTTGTCCGCGTTCTCCTTGACAGAGAATGCACCGCACTGGACGAGATAGAACCGATCGGACTGCTTGATGAAGCAGTCGATTCCGAGCTTCTTAACCTTCTTCAGCATGGCCTGTGCGTTCTTCTTCTCGGAGAAAGCACCAGCCTGAACGGTGTACGTCACGGTCTTTGCTGCCGGCGCTGTTCCGGATCCGGAAGTCTGACCGTCGTATTTATCCAGGCCATACCGCTCGATGATGCTGCAGATCTTCGACTCGTACTTGACGTCCGTCGCGTATCCTCCGGACTTGATGATGTGGATCGCTTCCTTGTAGTTCTTCGCGTCCGTCAGGCCTGCGTATCTCTTCTTGGACCCATTCATCGCTCCGAGAAGATAGGCCGCATGGTCTTTTATGGAATTTTCCACACATGGGTATTTTCTGAAAGCAGCCTTGATGTGGTACTCGTTGCCGGCCTTGTCCTGCTCTGCAGTGATCTTAGTGTAGCTCGACTTCCCGTCCCAGACGGGCGGCCAAGCATTGTTTGAAAGGCTGCATTTCATCCCGAAGCAGTTGTTCGCATTCAGCGCAAGGTCGGTCCCACAATAACCGCTCTCCAGGATCATCTGCGCGGTAGTCACGGAATTGAGGATTCCGGAACTGTCGCATCTATGGACCAGTTCCAGCATGGCTGCAGCCTTTGCCTTCTCGGACGCAAGAGCATGGATCTCTTTCGCCTGAGTGGATGACATCGTCTCTGGTTTCGCAGGATTTTCCGCTGGCTTCGCATCCTTCTGGAGTGCGGCCGTTACCTTGACGGCCAAATCGCCTAGGCGCGCATACAGCCAGTCTCCCGGGCATTCCTTGTTGGCAAACCAGCGGTGAACTGTGAGAATCATCTCATCCGATGCCGGCTGGTAGGACAGGGTCTTCGCCTTGTCTCCAAGCCAGATCAGCTTCTTCTTTCCGTTTCGCTTGCAGATATCCGTGCAGAGCTCTATCAGTTTCATGTACACTCCCGTCTTGAAAGCGTACGGATGTGTCTTTTCTGAGGCGCACTCGATCGTCACAGCACGCTGGTCGTTCTCCCTGGAGGAGGAGCACCAGGAACGCTGACTCTCAGGGACGATCAGTCCGACTCTGGCGTCAGCACCGATCACATAGTTGCAGCTGGCCTGCGTACTCTCATGTGAGAACCACTCTCCTGCAGACTCGACCGACAGCTGGCCGACGATGCAGTGTGGAGTGATCCGGTCGATGGAGTGCGTCCGGGTCCCGCTGTTGCAGGGACTCAGCTTTGTATAGGAAACAAGTGAGCTGTTCGTGTATGCCATCTTGATCGCCTCCTCAATCAGCGTCTGATTTATCCTCTTCCAGAACCGGCTCCTCGATCTTAATATCCTGAGAATTCATTTCCTGAACGGCAGCCTCGATCAGCTGCAGGATCTGCTCATTCGTAACATATTCACCATATCCCTGCCGGTCCAGCGCATCCTTGATAAGGGTTGCCGCTCTCTGCTTTTTTTCAGTTCCATGGATGCTATCAGAAGCGGTCTGCTCGACTGCCCGAACAGCTGCATCCGTGATCTCGGTGACCCATCCCCATCTGGTCCGCTTCAGCTGTGCGTCTGCTTCAGCCTTCTTCTTCCTCAGGTACGGGATGAGTTCCTTGGTGACGATCCCTACGAGTGCCAGGATAACTGCGCTGATGACGTTAAAGATAAGTTCGTTCATTTTCGTTTTCTCCTATTCTTTCAGTGCTCCTTAAGTGGGAGCTTGTCTATCTGTTCCATGATCTTCTCGGCTGTTCCATCGCCGCCAGCGGCATGGTATGGGTTATAGAGATATTTGCGGAAGTTCTCACGCTCGTCGAAGTCGATCTCTCCCTTCTCAAGGTATTGCCGGCCTACAAAACAGATTCGGTCATATGCAGTCCCTCGGACCAGGTCTGCAAGGATCTTCGACTCTTTCTCCTCGTCTTCCATGTGCTTTTTGGTATTCTGTAATTCCTGCTTAAGGTCTGCGATTGCATCCAAAAGGTCACTAGTCATGTCTTCCTTCTTATCCTTCCTGGTGATCAGGAACTGAATGAAGCTGAGGAGTCCTCCTCCAAGAGCCCCGAGTAACACTGATATAAAGATCTGCATAATTGATTAGTCTCCTATCTATCTCGTATCTCGTTCTATTTCCGTAAGTACCTCATCAGCGGTCGTACTCACCCAGCCCCGGTAGTTGTGGTGGAGCTCACAGAAGGCAGCCCGTTCGTCGTGTTTACTTCTGAAGTGTTCAATCATCGGAGCGAAGCCGCTGTTCTCCGGGTGCTTATAAAGATCTATCTGCCCTGTGTGTCCGATGACGATTACCTTACAGTCATCATGTGGTCTGGTAAGCGTTTTCTTCAAATCAGACAGATAAAAGTTCTGGGCTTCATCGATGATGATTGCCTTCTTACTGACGTTCTTCCCTCGCAGGAAAGTGTGAGTGATTGCAGTGACGTAAGCGAGGCCTTCTTTCACGGCCTTCATGTTGTCAGGCGTTGATATCACTTGTGACGGATTTATCCCGATTTCAAGGAGAGCTTCTTCGAGCGCTCCCATATAAGGAGCGGACTTTTCTTCGATGCTTCCCTTGAGATAGCCTTGGACTTTTTCCTGGGTAGGAGAAACCACATACACGATTCCGTTTACAATCCCATATCGGCACAGTAGATTTGCGCATCCGACCGCTATGGTGGTTTTCCCAGATCCCGCGATAGCATTGCAAAATGTAATAATTCCTCCGGGTCTGCAAATTGCATCACGAAAGGCTTTCTGTTCAGGGTCAAGACTCATCCCATAGAATCGTTCCAAATCCTCACGGAAATCATTACCTGAGTATTTCGGTGACGCTGGCTTTTTCATACGCACCTCTTATTGATGTCTGCAAAAAGAAAGGACCCGGCAGTCTACTGCCAGATCCTTCAATAAAATGTATAAAGATACTCATGATGATGGACTTATTCCGTGTAACCGAGCTTCTCTGAATCGCTGATGGTGTCTGTTCTCTCCTCCTGGACACATTCCTTTTCTGCTTCATCGACGGCCTTGAGCTGCGCAATCAGGCTGCCTTGCTTTGCGATCAGTGCAGCCATTGACTCCATCGTGTTCTGTTGCTTCTCGACAAGCTGGACATAATATTCCAGGATCGCTTCCAGGTTTTCATCCCTCGGACCATCCATTCGTATCTCCTCCTGTTTGTGATCAGTTGCCTTTTATGCGGTCTGCCCCGTGCTGGATCCAGGCTTACCGGTTTCGGTCGTGCCAGTCTCCTCAGTCTGCTCTTCTGCCAGTTCCGGAAGATCAAGGTCAATCAGGACCTGCTTGACCTTATTCCGGATGACCTTCGGTACGTCGTTGATTGTCTTGATGCCTTTGATAATGAGTGTTGCGTAAATAAGTGCCATGGTTTCTACCACCTTTCTTATCGCTCTGATCAACCGTTTCATTCTGCGAGTTCCGGATGACCTTCATCGATCAGGATCTGCTTCACTTCATCCTTCAGCTTCTCCGGTACCTGGTCGATCGTCTTCCTTCCTTTGATGATGAGGGCCGCATAAACCTGTGCCATTCTTCACGCCTCCTTTCCTTAAGAGAGTGTAGCCTCATACACATCACACAAAGCCTCCTGGAGGCTGGTGATATCACTGTTCGCGGCAGCCAGCTGCTTCTTGAGCTCCCGCTTCTCGAGCTCGTCAGGAGTCGGATCAGCCAGGATGAAATAATATTTTCCGTCTCCGTATGTGGTAACTTGAACAAACTCCATGTCCTTATGGACTTCTTCTTTTCCTTCGCTGTCAGTGATGGTGACAGTTGAGAGATCTTTGAAATCGTCCTCCGTCAGCTTTTTGCTGCTGATATAGTTATTTCCGCTCAGTTCAAGATTCTCTAAGCGTGTGCCATCTCCAAGGGTAATCGTATATGTCATCGTTTCTCGTCTCCTTTCGCTATGAGTTTGTCAATCTCTTTATTTGACCTGTATTCAGTACCGGGAAATAGGCTGGTGAAGAGAGCATCCATTCTTCTTATCCGGTAATAATTGTTGTGATACTGCTGAGCCGAACCTCTCCATGATCTATAACACATCGCTGCACGATCAGGATTCATTCCGTTTTTCTTGAATTTCTTGAGTCTCCTACGTTCCCGGATGAATGTATCTCTGCTTTGATAAGTGACTACTTTCCCGGTCTCGGTCAAAACATATCTGATTTTAAGAAATGTGAACCCTTTTGAAAGCTTTACAATCTGCGTTTTCTTTTCGTTTATCGTGAGTCCAAGTTCCTGCGATCTTTTCCGCATCTCGGAAAGACACATCTTGGCATGTTCCTTCTCATGGCAGATCAGATACCGGTCATCCTGGTACGCAGCATAATATTTTTCTCCAAGAACAGTCTTGAAGAACTGATCCAGCGGAGTGGGATAATAGATTCCGGCATTCTGTGAAAGCTGAGACCCAATTCCCATCCCTCGATCTGGTCCGTTTGTATCAATCAGATAATTGATCAGCCATTGAAGATCAGGCTCCGGAATTATCTTCGCATAAGCCTGCTTCAGCTGATCGTGAGGTATGCTTCCAAAGTAGTTTTTGAAATCTACCTGCAGAACGTATCCTTCATTTGTTCCATACTCACGATAGTATCTATGAAGATGTTCTTTAAGTCGGTCTCTTGTGAATGTCACTCCCTTGTTTTCCTGGCTCGCGCCATTGTCATATATCAGATAAGGTTTCGTGGCAGGCGTAAGGACGTTATCACAGAGTGAACGCTGCACTACTCGGTCAAAAATATTGATGGCTTTTATATGCCTGAGTTTTCCCCGTTCCGAAAGGTCGAATTCCACAAATGGTCTCTGCTGGTATTGACCATGATTCAGTGCTCTTTTGGTGTCAGAGATGTTCTCCCAGAGGTTGTAATCGTATTTCTGAACCGAAAACTTCCAGTCAGAATTGATCTTGGATTTTCTGAAAGCATCATATAAGGCATCCGCGTTACTTACCTTGCGAATGCCATAATACTGAGTCATGTTTTAGTTCCTTTCAGTGTGGCGGTTTATAGCCAGGCAGCGTACTGACTGGCATCCGCCACGTCCATTTGGCCTTTCGGCAAGGGCACCGACTCCTTTCGGTATCAGTCCATTCACCATATAGGCTACTTGATAGGACCGTAGGAAATCCGGGCGCACGCCATTCGAGTTCGAGGCGTTGTTGTAGTTGCTATTCCCGTTCGAGTTGACATTACAAAAGTTAGCCGCGCCCGCAACGTCGCGAAGCCACCAGTCGGCATACAGTCAATGCCCTGCATCTTATCCCTTATTCAGGGCAGGTGCCTTATTAATTTTACCTTCTCCACCATTCTTGGATGGATGCTTCGATTTGTCTTCAGAATCTCGTTTCTGAATCTGTCTTAATATCCGGTTATCGGATTTCCTCCATCCTTTCAGGAGCGTTGCTTCATACTGTATAAGCTGCACGAACCTCTCATATCTGTCAGCATCGACAGGAAGAGTTTCTTTGCACAGTGTAAACACATCGTATAATTCACCGCATCCTCTGATGGCATCGTCCTGGTATTTCCTCCGCTCGTAGAACTCGCTCTCGTAATATGGGTAAACTTCATTTGCATCACGGATGTTCTGCTTTATGGACGAGATGGTATCAAGGATCCTTTCCCGATATCGATTGATAAGCCATTCTGGAAATTCATCTGTGATCTTTCCAATTCCATACTTCTCGCAGATCTCTGTAAACGCTTCTTTGTCATCTTCTGAAAACTTCAGAACCTTCACGAAGAAATCCGGCTCCCTGCTTCTGTTCTTCACTCCAAAATCATGCAGAAGAAGGAAGATGATATTCTTCTCGATACGGCAGATCTGCTTCCAGAATTCCATATCTGACAATCCGCGTTTTCCATATACGACGCTCATGATTTATCCCATAAAATTCGGGTCGCTTCGCGACCTCTGTAAAACCGTCCATCCCTCCCCTGAAGGGGAGGGATTTAAGATCAGCAGATACCGAAAGCCGGGCGCACGCCAAGCGAGTACGAGGCGTTGGTGTAGGCGCCATTCCCGTTCGAGTCGACACGACAAAAGTTAGCCGCGCCCGCAACGTCGCGAAGCCACCAGTCGGCACGGTTGCATATCAGCGCCTTGTTCAGCCTGAACAGAGGGAACTGACTGTAGTCGATGTTGTAAATGTTCGGAATAGTAGAACCGAGAGAATTGCCTGGCTTAAACTGCATGCAGCCATAAACCTGCTCCTCGCTCATGAGCTCTACTGTGCTGTCCATCCACGTTCCACCGCTGGCATATCCATTTGTCACAGCGTTCTGCAGATGTTCTCTGTGGTTCAGAATGTGGTTCGACCCGAATGCGGAATTGATCGTGGACTTTGCCGTTTCCAGATTCTTTGTCCGCATATCTGATCCGGCATACGCACCTTCAGTCGTGTTTCCGCTGGATTCCCATCCACCGGAAGCAGTGTTGTGCATCTGAGCGTTATAAAGACAAGAATCCGGGGCAATGACCACATGGTGAGTCGTGCATTCTATGTCTCCGCAATGAAGCCAGTAATCGAATGCCGCGATTCTCCAGTTCACGCCTCCGATGGTCCAGTAGTCTCCGATGAACAGGTCATCGAATGTTCCTGCCTTGATTGCAGCCCACTGATCAGACGTCACCGAAGATCCAAGGTTCTTCCCTCTGTAAATGCTGTTATGTGTCCCGGCATTATTGGGAAGGATGATGTGGATCATATCTTCCTGTTTTACCATAGCCGGGCCGTCACCAGTCAGCACAAGGAACTTGTGATTGGCTGAGTAAGCGTTCGTGCTTTCAAGGCCGATTCCGTTCCGAATGGCTACATCGTTCTTGATCAGCTGCTCTGCCACCTGGTTGAAAACGTCCGCATGAATGGGATCTGTGGTCTCGAACTTGCGGAGCGCGGCATTGTAGGCGGCATCGCTTGTGTCAAAGTTTGCCATTGCTTCTTGCTCCTTTCACTTTTTAGCATTAAAAAAGCTGTTTGTCTGGCATTCGGGAGAAAATCCCGAAAGTCACACTGAACAGCACGTTTCACGGAATTATGGTACGGTTTTCGGGCATTTTGATACGAAAACCGCATGAAAAATACGCTTTTCTGAAATTTCAGTTCAGAATAAATAGAACTTAGAATTCATCGTCGCACTGGAAGATCAGCTCTTCGCCTGAGTCCTTTACCTTTGGTTTGAAGCTCTTGAAGGCCACGATGTCTCCGTCCGTATCGTATAGCCCTATCTCGGAAATGGATACATCGTTCAGTTCTGTCTCGCTGAGCGTGCAGGTGTAGCGGATCTGGGTGTCAGAGATCACCTCATGCCCGTCCACCTTCTTGCGCAGGACTTCGCTGAAGAGCGCTGTGTCATCGGATGCATGGTTCTTGATCTCCCCGGATGAATTCACCCCGCCGCTTCCGAATGCGACTCCTTCGATAGCCGGGAGCGCCTGTATCCCGGCTCTGGCCTTGAGCATCTTGCTCTTGCCGACTGTGCTTACGATCGTTTCTGCCATTTCTGTCTGCTCCTCCTTTCGAGCTGCCGTTTACCTGTCTGTGCGCCATCGTTGCTCATCAGAGCATCTCATGGTTTCCTTCCATAGTGAGGGACCCGTCCATGTTCGCGTAACCGTTCATGGTATAGGAGTGTCCCCGCCAGATTGAAAGCCCTATATCGGGTTCGTCGTTTTCGATCCTGTTCCGGACGATCAGCGTCTCGTATGGGCCGCGCTCCTGGTCCATGGGTATCTGCCCGTCCATATCGTACTGGCCGTCCAGCATGGCATCCTGCCACCACCGCATCGGCATCCGGATGGTAAGGCCATAAGAGATCTTCTCCTGGTCTGCTATCTGGAACACGACGAGCTGTGAGAAGAGGAGCTTGATGTGCCCGGTCGCCTTCTTGCTGAGAACGTTCTGGATGCTTCCGAATGGGATCTCATTGTCATCAGCCGAAGGTATCTGGATCCGCAGGATAAGCCGGTTGTCCTTGTCCCAGGCGATGTCCGGAGCAGTCCCGGTCATGTCCTTGATGTACTGCTTCATGGAGCTGAACGAGACCTTCTGCCTTCCGATTGATCGCAGCGCAGCAATCTGCCTGCGGCTCTCAAGACTCTGGCCTTTTGCCGGAGTGATCCCGAATATGCCTTCGTATTTGGCAAGCGTCTGCTCATCGCAGGTCGCGATGAACAGGTTGTTGACCATCCGATATACCTGGTACTGCATCAGGTCGAGGGTCCAGCCGGCGAACGTGTAGTTCGCCTCCATCTCCCGGAACTCCTTCCAGTATGATGGCCCCCACTGCTCGAGAAGCTCTTTGTGAGGAGTTTTATCCTCGTAATCATAAAGATCTATCATTGCTCCTCCTTCAGCCCCATCATGCGAATGTCAGGTTGTTCTGGGAAAGGACCGGAGCCGTCTTGTGTGTGTAAGTGGCATTCGTCGTCCCTCCGTTCAGAGTGAGGCCCGTGTAGTCATTTACCCCGTTCGTCGTCATGATGAGGGAGCCGATCGTGTTGATCAGGATCGACCGCTCCTTTGTCCCCGGAATATCTTCCGCTGTCAGCGCGAGGTTCTTGAGATATGCGACGATCTTTTCTGTGATCTTCGCCTTGACCACTGAGGAATCCGAACCACTCACAAGCGTGACGGTCCCGCCGATCGTGACAGGGAATTCCTCGACAGCGACTGCGTAAAATGTGCAGCCGATCGGCGCGAGGCCTTCGCCTTCCCCGTTCGCTCCCGGGTCGATCGTGTCCTGTACTGCTTTGATCACGCTGTCAGCCGGCTTCCCGCCTGTGACGGATGTGATATACCCTGTGACAGTTCCTGGGCCTTCCTGAAGCGGGTAGATCTCAGCCCTGCCCACTCCGTCGATCTCCTTGCACCATTTGAGGAACTGAGCCGCATTGCCGGCCTCCACGTCTGCGCCTACACCGGACAGCATGCGTGCCCTGGCTGAGTCATCATCCTCGATATCAGCCGCCGCGACGACAAGATCTCCCAGCGTGCAGTTCTCAAGGTCGTCGATATCATCATCCGGGATGACCGCCGTGCCGGAGGCGAAGTTATTCATGTCTGTGCCTGTATCGACTGACTGGATCAGCCAGCAGTTCTCTTCGGAGCTTTCCTTTGAGAGGACGGTGAACTCCGTCTCGTCCACGATCATCGTGGCGCCTATCTCGGGCTCAGCACCTACGAAATAACATTTGTAGGTTGCCGGCGTGGCCTCCTCCGGGTCTCTTGCCATGCCTGCCTGTTTCAGGTACTCGTCAAGGACGTCGCCTGTGCAGGTAAAGATGGAGAGGATATCTCTGATCTCGGTAAGGGCATCGAAGAACTCAGCTGTCCTCGCGATGTGGCCGGCAGCCGCGTCCCGGTAAATGCTCCCCTGCCGGGTGTCCACATTCAGCGCCGTTCCCATGTTTATCGCCTCTTCGGTGAGGCTCTCCTCTGTGATATCGTCAAGATTCAGATCTTCTACATTTCGGATCGTAGCCATGTTTCTGCTTTACACCTCGCTTTCAATGGGCATGTCCCCGTAAATGGTCTCTGCCGTAAAAGACATGATCACTCCGTCGCTGTCGGACTTCTCCCACTGGAAATCCTTGATTCCTTTGATGCGGTCGTCCTGGGAAAGGGCTTCTTCTACCATGGCCGGCACATCCGTGTTGAGATACTGCTCTGAAAGGGAGGAGTTGTAGATCCTGTTCATCAGGTCGCAGCCGTAATCGTCATCGTAGATGTAGTTCGCATAGCGGACCGTCGACAGGGCTTTCCAGATCGCCTGTATGACCGCGTCCTTGTCATCGACGAATCCTTTTATGCGGTGATGGACGAGATCAATTCCGTATGTCCTCGATATAGCGCCTTCTTCGATGTTCTCCGGGTCGAATCCGAAGTCTACAGACTCCATATCCCCGTCGTAATCTTCGTCGTCATCGTCATCTTCCACGACTTCCTCTTCTTCAGAATCGGTCTCGGTATCTGTCTCGATCGTATCGTCTGGATAAACGTAGCCGCCTGAAACGCCTGCTGATGCGTCTATAGTGGTCTCATCAGCCGTGTATTCATCTGCCATATCTGTCTTTCACCTCCTCCTCTTTCAGCAATTACACCTTACTTCCTGCATGAAAGTAAGGGCTATTCTCTGGTATACCACTTACTCAAAGGAGTAAGAGTAATGGGTTTCTGTCGAATTACCCATTACTCCGCGTCCAGAACGTAATAGGTATTGGTGTCCTGGATGGACAAAGCGTAGAAATAAGCTCCAATGGTCAGCTGGCTCCTGAGCCTCGAAGGGACAATCAGGGATTCATCGGTGACGTGAATCGGAGCGTCCCCGGACGTGACCATCTCGAGCGGCTTTACGCTGACTACCTTCATGGAGTAGATATCCGGCATCAGATTCCGCGCTTCCCGCAGGATCATGGACCGGATCGAGTTTTCTGCCATATCGCATCATCCCTTCTTCATAGTCTCATCCGATCAGCCGGCATCACTGTTCGAAGCCGCATATTTCAGTGTCAACTGCATGGTGTAGCTTCCGTTCTGCCAGGTATGCGTATCCGAGTCGATATAGAGGACCTTGTTGACATCAAGCTGCGGAGCCTTTACACAGATCGCCTTGCCTGATATCGCTCTGGTATCTCCTAATCCGCTCCAGCTCATCGTGGTGGACATAGTCGATTTGTCCTTCTTCCATGTTTCTGCCTTCTTCTTCAGCTCGCTCTTCTTGATCTTCTTGTCGACAGACTCGACATCCTGCATCATGCCGATCTTATTCTCAAGTGGCTTATTGATCACCGTCTTCTTGACCTTCGTGGTGGTCTTTTTCTTCTTCGTTGTGGAAGAATACAGCTTCAATCTGGTGTAGGTATCCTCGATGGACCGGGTCTGCGAATAGGTCGTTGTGTTCGTATCCGGGTCCACGATGATCATGTTGTTGCTTTCAGTACGCTTTTTCAGGTACAGTTCGCCCTTAATCGATGTCACATAGTAGCGTTTGCCGGTCGAGGAATATGTCTGGGACAGCGCGTCCTGGATGACGTCCCAGAAGGTCGTTCCCTTCTTGGTCAGTTCTTTGATCTTGAATTTCGTGTTCACAGCTCCGCCGACCTTCAGATTCGCCTTCTTGCACACCGCTTTGAAGATCTGCGTCGCTGTCTTCTTCTTAAATGTGAAGGAGCCTTTGTTCTTGGTCAGATACATGGCATTGTCCATCGCATGGATCTCGACCGTCCTGCTTGAGCTCCGGTTGTCAGAGACAACGATCCCACGGAAGAACTCAGCCCCGTCTACCAGAAATGTGCAGATCAATCCGTCACTCGGATCGGTATCTACCGACCCGAGCTGTTCGGAATCAAGCAGCGTTACCTTCAGGTCCCTCGGTGCCTTCCCCCTCGCTCCGGAAGAGACCGCCTTCACGATCATGTCAGAGACATCATAGAATTTCGGCTTCCTCCCGATGAGAAACTGCAGATTGTTCATTTTTCTCCTTCAGTTCCTCCTTTCGCAATGGTTATGGTTACGGCATCGTCAGGCTGCCGCCGATCAGCAGACGGTAGGCTCCGTCCCTGATGTATTTCTTCTTGTTCTTTCCCTTTGCCTTCTTGTACTTCTTGTTCCAGCTGGCCAGGGTACTCTTGTTCTTCGCAATCAGCTTCTTTTTCTGCTTTTTGACATTCTTCTTGTAGTAGGACTTCGCGATCTTATAGAGTGTGTCTTTCTTCTTGATCGTGTAGGTCGTTACTTCAGAGAAGTTGCCAAGCCGCGTGGTTTCTACATTGACCCTCCCATTGACGATTACCTTCAGCGGAACGGTCCGTGCTTCCTTCAGCTCGACTGAATACTGGATGGTGCCAGGGTCCCCGCCTTTCTCCTCCGGAACGTAGGAGGTGATGTAGGCATAAATGTCTACGTTCTTCACCTTCTTGTTATCACAGTAGACGAAATGGACCGGCAGTTTGCTCTCCATCCGGTCTATCATCTTCTTGTTGCACTGCAGCGGAGTCGGGAAGTCCTTGTATGCGCAGAAGCTTCCATAAACAGCAGGGAAGAAGCTGCTGAACGAGATCGTCGCAGCTTCCCTCTTCCCTTTGTGCAGTATCTCCCCGAACGAATCGAGTTTTATCGATGTCGTGATTCCCTTGTACGTCATCTTGATAGATTCCGGATTGACGGGAATCTGGAAGGCATCGCTGTCATTATTGGCATTCAGCCATATTTCGGCTTTAGTACTCATAAGCCAGCATTCCCTCCTCTGCGTCTTCGGTCGATACAATGTTAAGCAGCACCGGCCTCAGGTTGTCCTGCAGGATCTCGACAACCTGCTCCTTGGACATTCCGGATGCCCGGATGGAGCCGTTGCCGTTGATATTGATATTGATGTCCTTGGAAGAGCTCGTCCCGCTCGATCCGCTTCCGGATCCGAGATAAGAAGCCATGTCCGGAGCAACCTTGTCACTTCCGGAACCGCTTCCCAGGATACTGCTTGCCGCCTCCATCAGCATCTCGGCGCTGTCTGCGCTTCCGTTGTCCGGGATGATCCACTCAGGACCAGCCTCGGCAACGATACCAACATGCGGTTCTGTGAAGTAGCCGCCTTCCTTATGCGCTGTAATAGTGAAGCTTCCTCCGGATGCCCCACTGAGGGTGATCGTCTTGGAAGCATTCGTAATACCCCAGGACATGTTGACCGTCGCATGAGCGCCTACGCTGATAGAATTCGAAAACTGGCTCTGAAGGTCGCTCACTACTTGTGAGTACACATCCGCCGCGTTGTTCGTCTGGCTGACGGTCACGTTCGTGCTTCCGGTCGTGGATGTCGGTGTATCAAGTGCAGCCTGCACCTGGTCGTGTGTCTCCTGGGCCGCGTCTGCAGCATTCGTTACATTCGTCGTGGTCGTGACATTGTTCGTGGTTGTTGTGTTGACGGTCGTATCACCGCCAGCGGATCCAGCCGCTGAGGTTGAGGCGCTCTGAACTGCTCCACCGACTCCGCTCGTATCTACCTGAGCTTCGACGGTATATTTCTGTTCGACCGGTACCGGATTGCTTTCGCTGGCCTGCTGTGCGGCCTCACCGGCCTCTGTTGTAGCGTCCTGAACTGCCTTACCGGCCTTGGATGTGTCTACGGTAGGATCAACGACATATTCTTCAGGGATGTTTACAGTCTGTCCAACATCAAGGTTGGTAGCCTGATCATTAGTCCATCCGTTTGCTTCAAGGATCTTCTGTGTAAGTTCTGCCTGCGACAGTCCTCCACCTCCGCCTGCCTCGATGACTTTTCCGGCGATAGACCACACCGTATTGACGTCTGCGTCAAGTGTGTAGGTTACTCCCATCTCTCCGGTTGCTGTCGTCGCGGTCGATCCCTGCGTCAGGCCGTCGAGGTTGAGGTATTTGGCTGCATCTGCGGCAGTCTGAGGGCTTCCGTCCTGGACGCCCTTCCAGAAATCATTTCCGAGTGTGATTCCGTATTTGGAAAGCTCCTCGGATACAGCATTCCAGTCGACGTCACCGCTGATGCCCTGCATCATGGTGTCGTAGAAGTTGGAGTAGTCTTCTGTTGAGGTGGTCGTCATCGACCGGTTGATAGCGTCTCTGAACTCCTGCGGAATAACCGCGCCTGCCTTGTCGATCTGATCAAGGAATTCCTGCGACTTTCCTGCCTCGAACAGCTGGTTGGCCATGTACTGGTAACCGGCATTCGTATCGCCGGCAGCCGCTCCGACCTCGATCGCCTTGTTGTAGGAATCCATATAGGCCTGCGGGACAGCCTCCCCGGCTTCCCTTGCCTTGTCAATGGTCTCCTGCATGGTCTCCACATTCGGAGCCATCTGCTTATAACGATCAGCGAGTGCTCCGGAAGTTGACCTGTCGAGGTTCCAGTTCATGGTTCCTCCGACGTCCTCAGCAACGCTGAATGCATCTCCTCCGCTCTGAGCGGTTTCCATGATCTGGTTGAGTCGTTTCTGCGCCTCACCCTCCATGTCTGCCTTGCCTACTTCCTTTCCGTAAGCATCGGACAGTGACTGGTTCATCCAGTCCTGCGCGAGCTGCTGTGAAGTCATCTGGCGCTGATTTCTTGCCTTCGCGACAATGTCTGTGATGTCCTGCTTCGTGAAGTTGGTGCCTTCGAACACTCCGTTCTTGTCCATGTGCCCGAGTGCAGCTTCCCGCTCAAAGTAGGACAAGATGCTCTTCTCAGACTCAGCTCCGGCCTTGTCGTAATCCTTCTGGTACTTGTCCATCTCGTCCACGACCTTGGACCAGGAATCCTTGTCGAGGGCCGCTCCGGAGTACTCGATTCCGAGGTAGTCAAGATTCGACTTCATCTGAGCCTGCTGAAGGCCTGCATTGAACTGTGCCAGCTTTGCCTGTGCGATTGACAGGGCAGCATTGATATCGACGTCCTGCAGACCGTTGTCGATTGCATCCTGAGCGATTCCCTTGATAGCGGTGGACAGTCCGTCCATCGTTCCAAGATCTTCCTGCGTCCAGCTGTCAACAGCTGTGACCAGGGTCGTACCGGTCTCGCCGCCGATGAGGGACCCGATCTGCTCTTCGATTCCCTGTGCCTGAGTAATTACGGACTGCTTTGTGTTCTCAATGAAGGTGTTCACATTATTCATGAATGTGGTCTTGTCATCTTCACTGATACCGCCCTGTATATGGGCTTCCCACTCAAGAGTCTCATTATCCTTAAGCGCCTGATCCGCGTCACTTTTGAGCTGCCTTGCCTGCTCTACCAGGTCGTTTCCTTCCTGAAGGGTAGTCAGAACATTGATCGGATTGTCGACCGAGCTTCCGGGATTCAGGATCGAGATTGCCGCCTGCTTCGCTTCCTCTGCAGAAAGGGCAATGTCTCCGAAGTGTGTATCAAGATTGTTCTCGACCTGCTTCTGGTTATACTTATCCACCGCGATTCCAATCGCTGTGAGTCCGGCTGCCGTAGCAGTCAGGCCGGCCGCGACCGGATTTGCAGCCAGTGTTGTGACCAGTTTCACAATTCCGAGAGAGGACCAGTCCATGCTGGACAGCTTCCATGTTGCGAAAGCCGCCCCGATTCCACCGATCGCAGTCTCTATGAAGTCAGGATTGGAGGACGCAAAGTTGATGATCGGCATGATGATCTTGCCAGCTGCGTCCGCGATTCCCTTGATCCCTTTGAGGATCCCAGGAAGAAGAGGAACCATGTTGCCGATTGTCTTTCCAACATCCGAGAAGAAGGTCACGATCGGCTCCTTGATGGAATCGATGTTGTCCCCTATGAATCCGGCCACTTCCGAAATACCGCCCTTCAGTGCTTCGCCGGCACTGAGGCGAATATCCTCGAACTGGGCCTTCATCTTATTTGTCTTGTACTCCATCGTGTCAGCCATCTTGCTGTACGCGGTATCGGTCGCTCCTGCAGAATCCTGCATGGCCGCGATATCATCCTTGAACAGCTGAGCGTGGTCTCCGGAAAGGGAAAGCACTGCGTTGCCGGCCTCGACCGAGGAGAACAGCTCATTGACTCCGACTCCGGTCTTCTTAGCTTCGTCTTCCATGATGCTGAAAGCATCAGAAAGATTATGCCCGGATGAGATGAAGTCACGGAATCCCTGCCCTGACAGCTCTTTGAATTTCTTACCTGTCTCGGTCCCGGAATCGGACAGTTCAACGATTGCCTGACGGAGCTGTGTGGTTGCTACCGACGTCGGAACACCCTGTGCAGTCATGGCTGCCAGTGCGCCGGTTACATCGTCGAAGGAAACGCCAGCGCCTACTGCAGTAGGTACGACGTTATACAGTGCACCGCCAAGTTCATCGAATGTAGTTTTACCAAGTTTGACCGCTGTGAACATCTTGTCGGAAGCGTCCATAGCGGAAAGGTTAGCGGTTCCGTATGCGTTGATGACTGAGGTGATGGCGTCAACAGAAGTCTCCATGTCCGTCACACCACCGGTTGCAGCCTTCTCGGCCGTCCGCAGGAAGTCAAGTACATCATCCTTCGGGACCGATGCGGATATCGCCTGGTACATAGCGGAGGTTACGCCCTGGATCTCTGTTCCGGTGTCCTCTGCTATCTGTCTGGCTCCTTCGCCCAGCTGCTCCATCTCGGCTTTCGATGCATCCGGGAGCAGGGTGGAAACCTCTGCCATGCCGGATTCATAGGTCTTGAAGGTATTCAGGGATTCTTCCCCATAGTCCTTGATCTTATCAACGACCATGGCCCCTCCTACCAGCTGGATCACCTTGGAGAGTGTGTCATGGAGCGTATTTGATTTCTGGTTGAGGCTGTCGACCTGAGATCCGGCCTCCTGGGCCTGGTTTCCAATCTCTGACAGTCCATTGGCACCGTCTCCGATGCCTTCAACAGCCTCGCCGACGTCCTTCGCGGAGTCCGTCATGTCATCCATGGAGCTTTTCGCATCATTCATCGACTCAGCGACGGACTGTCCGAAGCTGCTTATCCCGCTTCCGGCACCCGACATAGAGCTCGATACATTGTTTCCAAACTCCTGTGCGGTCCTTGCCGCTTCGCCTACGGACGAGTTGAATGTTCCGAGGGAGGAGGCGGCCTGCCCGACAGAAGATGAGAATTCAGAAGCAAACCTTCCGACAGACGTACCGGAGAAAGCCTTGTCCACGGCACGCCCTACGCTGTTCATCTGCTTCTCAGCAGAGCTTGCAGCGCGTCCGATCGCGGCAAACTTGGAGCTTGCCTGGTCATTTATTCGTATGGTAGCGGTTATATCTGACATTCAGATGTTCCTCCTCCCATAAGTTACTTGTTGCTAAAAATCCAGAAAAATCATGAATCATCATGACCCTGCCGGCTTGAGGAGCCCTTTGGCAATGCGGTCACAGGCTTCGATCGGGTAATCCTTTGATACCTGCTCGGATGCGATATAGAACATCCGCTCAGGCTCTCCCATCGATACCCACTCCTTCACTGGTATGTGGTACTTCTGCCACATGATGTGAGCCCACATCCAGTCGACCGCGTCGCCCTTGTCCTCCTCTGGTACCCGGCCAAGGATCAGTTTTTTACCTGCTTAATGACCTCGTCTTCCGTCTCCTCGTCTGCGAGACCGCAGGCGATCAAAACGCACTTGTTGGCGTAGTCGAAATCTTTACCCCTGAACAGTATATCCGGAAGCTCAGAGTTGAGCTGAACCCCATAGAAGTTGCGGAGCTTCTCGGAAGTCAGGTCAGGCTGCACGAAGCACTCGACCATGATCTCCCTGCCAGCCTTGTCCGAATCGTACTGCTCGTCGTAGACGATTCGGTTTCCGGATACCATCGGGCGATTGGTCCTGTGGTCCTTCACGATCGTCCTCGTCGTGCAGTTCTCGCGGATCTCGGCGATCTTCTCACGGGAAAGTTTTCTCAGGATGAACGGTATCGGCTTTCCCTTGTCATCCTTGAATGCATCGATCCCGGGAAGGGTGATCGTCTGCTCTTCCTTCAGTTCCGGCTTCATAAAAGCATTCAGGTTAGTCTCCATATTGGTTTTCCTCCTTGGCCTTGTTCAAAAAGAAATCCCGCATTCAGACCAGTGTGTGGTGGCCTTACTGCGGGAATGTAGTGGCTGATTTTATGCTTATTGGATGATTCTCCCTCCCACACCCTACAGCCGCAGGATGCAGCCGTAAGGCGGGTCACAAGGAGGATTATCAGTTGAAGTCTTTAGCACCGAAGTTGACCTGCTCCTCGGCAGCATCGCCTGTTACGTCGAGCTGAAGGAGCGGGATGTCTCCAGTGAAGACGACACCTGTCAGAGTGATTTTGTCGCGATCCCCGACTTCATCGTAGTAGTCGGAATTGGTATCGTCGACAGTTCCGGTGATGGTGTACTCAGGAGTCGCGCCAGTCGCCTTGTACTGTGCGGCCATCGTCTTGTAGCGGTTATTCATCTTCCAGGTCTTCAGCGTACCGGTGATGTCATAGCCGAGCCATCTGCGGTTGGTCCCCTTCTCCTTAAGGGTTCTTCCGGACCAGACATCCGGAGTAAAGTTGACGGTATAGGAGGAGGCATTTCCTACCTCCACACCATCGATGCTGATAGTGCCATCTCTCATGGACAGCGGGCGCTTATTAACCATTGTCTATCCCTCCTTATTCCTTATTTCGCGATGACGGTCATGTAGTACTTCTCAGCGGAGTCAACCGGCTGAAGTGCTACGTTGATGTAGACTGCATCTCCGGTAGAGTTCTCGCGGTCGACAACGAAGTCGGCATTGGTGTCGACGTTTTTGAGAGCTCCATCCCTCTCATAGTTCTGCAGCATTCCACGGCCGATGCCTTCCATTGCATCCCAGCCCTGGTCGTCGTTGTTGAACTTGTTCGGAGTGAAGGTCATCAGGCAGTCGTTTGCGAAGGTATCGTATACCTTCATCGGACGGTTCTTGTTGATGTCGGTCGGGTCCTCAGGATCAAAGGTGACCTTGGAGTTGATGTCGTACTCAAGAACGACATTTCCGTGCTCGTCGATGGTGAGGAAGGACTCACCATTCTTGATAGCCTCTTCGGCCTTCTCATTGGTGTATCCGCCTCCGACGATTCCGGTCGCTCCTTCGAATACGGCATAGGTGTTGGACTTGGTGTAGCTTGCTGCCGCGTCAAGACCGGCTCTCCATGCAGCCGTCTCAGCTACAGTCAGATCCCTGCCATCCACGATTGCCGCATTCGTCTGGTTGATGATGCCTTCGTAGTCTGCAGCATAGTTCGGTACGACCGCCTTGCACTTCCAGCCGATGGAATTGCGGATGTACTTGATCTTGGACTTCACAGACTCATGAAGTCCCTCATCCGTAAGCGGGAAGAGCATGGTGTTGAACTTAAGCTTCTCGCAGGCGTTCAGGAAATCAGATGCTCCGTCGTTGGTGCTGTCGTCCGTTCCTCCGGCCAGTGCCTTGGATGCGATAGCCGCCGAAAGTGTGACATCCGTCTTATCGAGCGTGATGTACTTGGAGTCGACAGCCGAAAGGTTCTTGATTCCCTCGAAGTTCTCAACGGTTGATCCATCGAGAACGACCATGAAGTCATAACCTCCGGACGGGTCCTCCACAACCGCGATCTTGATCTTGTTTCCGAGAGTTCCAGGATACTTTGCAGTAACATTGACCGATGCCTCTCCCACGGTGAGTGTGGTGCTTGCAGCCGTGCCTCCCTTCGGGATGTACACGTAGATCGTGCTCGCGTTCATCGCTGCGAAGCGGATCAGACGCATGTGGCTCTCGTCATCGTATACGGATCTCCCGAGGAGCTCCTTCTTTGAGTCCGGGTTGTCACCAGGCAGCTTGATGAAGACTTCGCGAGGACCGTAATCGTACCCGATCAGCGGGATCACGACGACGCCAGTCGTGGACTTTGCGGCTGTCGGTGCCTTTCCATTCTTCAGATTGACGTAAGTACCCGGACGAACTTTCGCTCCGGACCAGATTCCTCCTGCCATTACTTAGCCTCCTTCCCGAGCCATTCCTTGATGACTCTCTGTGCTTCCTCTACTGTCATCGGCTCGGTGTGTCCATACATCGCGCCATCGAAGGTGGAAGAAGTGATATTGAACAGTCTCACACAATGAGTGCGGAGCTGAGCGATAGAAAATTTCGCTGCCTCAGGCTTTGCGGTCTGCGCAGCCGGTGCAACTTTAGCAGTGTTCTTTCCTGCCATTGTGTAGTTACTCCTTTCCTGACTGAGTCATGCTGACGTCCGTGATCTTCGGTCCCGCATCCACGATATCCTCCTGGGTGTGGTCGAATGTGAACTGCATCGACACGGATCCCGTGTCTGTTTCCTGTATCCTGGGTGTGCTGATGTGGAATCCGTACCCGGTTTCCTTTCCTTCCTCGGTGAGGCATGGAAGCACGCACCGGTCGTGAACCATCGCATCACGCACATGTTCTGCGCAGGCATTGGCTGTCCACGAATCGCCAGCCAGGAATACGCATTCGAAGTGGACTGTCTTCGTGAATACGGATCCGAGGAGTGCTTTCGAGGTATCCGTCCATGGCACCGGGAAGAAGACGGACGGTACCTTGAAGTCCTCCGGAACCTTCCCGTAGTATGGAGTCGTTCCGGCCTCAGCGTGTGCCAGGATGTACGCGATCGTACTTCCGACATACTGCTCAAGTGAAATCTTGCTCATCCTTCTCCTTCCCTTATTCTGTCAGTCATCCGAAATACCTCTGGAGCCATGCCTGGAGCTTTGCCTCAATGACTTTCGGAAGCATCCTCTCGGCTGTCGCTGAAGCCTTGTCGAAATAATGCGAGCCTGGGACGAAGCTGGCTTTCAGCACCATCCCTGTCTTCGCGCCGGGAATATACGTGAACCGGTCACCAGACCAGGCGCCAGGGACAAAACGTCCAGGAGTCTGCCTGTGGCCGTCGTTGACATAGGCTGCGTATTTCACGCGGGTCCCGATCGTAAGTGTCAGGCCTCCGAAATCAAGCTCCCACACGTTGTCCGCTCCGCCTCTGGAGAAGCTGGAGAGAAGAAGGCGCGTGTCTACGTTGCCGGCCGCCATGATCTCGTCCTGAACGATATCCAGAAACTCTTCGCCTGCCTCCTGGAGGCACTCCCCTGCGAAGGGCTTGAGGTCCTGGCTTGCCCGGCTGCATTTCTGCTCAAATTCTTTAAGGCCTGAAATCTCGATCATATTGCGTTTTCCACCTCGTCTGCTCTGCTGATCAGCACGCTGATGTGGTGGCCGTGGATGTCTCGAGGAACATCCTTGACCAGGTAAGCGATCCCGCTTTCCTTGCTGACCACCTTGTCGTTGATCCTGATGTCAGTTCCAGCAGGGAGAGCGAGCTTGATCTGTCCGGTCAGGACCGGATAGGGATCGTGCTGGGTGATCGCCACTGACTCAGACTTCACACCGAAATGGCACGCCACATCCGTGATATCCGCTTCTTCCGGGTAGCTCCCCGCTCTCTCGACCGGCTTGATCCCGTATCCCACCTCGTCCGTTTCCGTCTGCAGGTGGTAGATATCGCATTTATGGTTTAAGAAGTCTTCCCACATGGTGATCTCCCTTGTTCCTCCTCACAGCTTTCTGATACGAAGAAGTGTGTCTCCTCCGCTTTCTGTGATGTAGTCCGACAGCAGCCCGTAGATGTCCAGATCCTCTATGTTGATCTCCCCTGATTCAGCTGTGTAGCTGTAGTCGTCGAACGTCTCTCCCTTCAGTCGCTTCTCTTTTGCTCTCTCGGTCGCGTTCTTGGCATACGCCTCAGCGATCAGGAGAGTTGCCGTGCGGACCGGCTTCGGAATCTCCTTAAACTTCTCATCGTCGTCGAAGCGGTTGTTGGTGATGGAGATGACCTTCTGCTCTGCCCGGTAGATGTCTACCTCGAGCTTCTCATCATCTCGCTCCTTGACCGCCTTGATGTCGGTGTACTTCTTCAGATCTTCCGGAGTGATCCATGGCATGGCCGCCATATCAGGACTCACGCAGTGCCTTGAGGGCTTCGGTCGCCCTCTTCTCTGCGTCCTCGATGGCCTTGATGATGGCTTTTCTCGTCTTCACTCCCCTCAGGCTGATTCCCTGCTTCTGGGCATATGCCCGGAGCTCATCGGTGTTCATTCCCTCAAGGACGGAAGGCTGTGTGATCGTTGGCTCCGGTGCCGGCATGCTCACGGATGCCTGCTCGGCGCTCTTCGGAGTCTCCTTATGCCCGAGTACCGGGACGACAGTTTCGAAGTATCCGGTTTCCACCAGATGCTCAGCGGCTGCCTTGTCCTTCACCTCGATGTAAGGATTGCTTCTGGTCGCCTTGAGGTCTCCGTAGCTGTAGCTCAGGCCCTTGACCAGTTTCAGCTTTGCCATGTTGCTCGCCCTCCTTTAGTTCCGTGTGCTGTGTGCTCCTGGTCCTCAGATAGCCTTCAGGCCGGTGAGGATAGCAGTAGCATCAAGCTCCTCGATGACAGGGTCGATATCGAAGTGGATGACGTAGAATCTCTTGTCCTCCATGATGGCTTCCTTGCCCTCGACGGTCTTGCGGATGATCATGTCGTAGGTGTTGACCTCGATCAGGTTCTTCGGATCGGTCAGAAGGATGACGTCGTCCGGCATGGACGGAACTTCGATCTTCGGGATCGCGATCGGGTTCTCGATTCTGGAGTCGGTGATGATGCCGCCGTTGTTGACAGCCTTCTCAAGGATGAACTTCTGCCATTCCTGGGAACGATGCGGGCTCATGAGCCAGCGGAGGTTGCCGTTGTTGTACTTGTTCGGTACAGATCTCAGGGTCTTGTAGAAGAGATCCAGGGACATCTCAGCGGCTGCAGCGTCGACGTTGTGTCCTCCGTCCTTGACCTGCTTCAGCCAGCCGTCGTTGATGTTGATGAAGTCAACATCTCCTGCATCGACACCCTTTGCGGTTGCTGTCTCAGCGGTGACGGAGGTATCGCCGTTCAGGCAAAGATCCTCACTGTCGCATCCGACCTGCTTGGTCATCAGACCGGTGACGATGTTCTCGAAGTTCTCGCCCTCGATGTTCTGTCTCAGGGTTTCCTCGGTGATCTCCCACGGCAGGCGGACTGCGGTGGTGGAGTACTCGACCTTGCCGGTATTGACGGAAGCTCTGTATCCGTCATCGGTTCCCTCGGTCTTCTTTCTCAGAAGCCTGCGGCCGATGCCGATCTTGTCCAGTTCACCGGTCTTTGCTCTTCTGATCTCATGACGGACCAGAGGGCTGAGCGGAGTAGCGTCGAAGGTCATCTGCAGAAACTGCTGTGCCTGCTCCGGGCTCAGGATTCCGCCGCTCGCGAGAGCTGCGGTGTTGATAGTGGTATCAGCTTTACCGACGATAGCGCGGTTAGATACTGTTCCAACCATTTTCATTTACCTCTCTTTCTTCTCGTGCTGTGTGATCAGCTGTCTCAGATGATGCCGTGCAGGAAGCACTGCTCTTCCTGAGACTTAGCTACTTCTTCTCCATCTGCCCCGTTGAGGTTGGTCGGAAGACCTTCCTGTCTGAGGTACGGTGCCATTGCCTTTGCGATGGCGTCCTGGATCTGCTCAGCGACCGGCTTGTCAGCATCAGCCTTCTGAACTTCTCCATCCTCGTCCTTCGCACACTGGCCTTTCTTCTTCTTCGGGTCTTCAGCCATTGCCTTCTGGATAGCCTCATCGATCATCGCCTGGACATCTGCCTTGGTGATAGTCTCCGGCTCCTGTGCCTGCGTGCTCTGGTCTTCCTTCTTTACTGTCTCCGGTGCCGCTCCGGTCGCCTTAATGGCTTCCTGGACTGCGGACTTGACGACTTCCTGCATCTCTTCCTTAGTCACTTCAATCTCCTCACTTTCTCCGGACGGGACGTCTCCGTCACCGTCTCCATCGTCAAACGATTTTAGGAAGTCTGACAGGGAATCCGTGATGCTCTTCAGCTGGTCCCTGTTCTTCCTGCTCATCGCCTTACCTGCTTTTACGATCGGCGGTTCCTCACCGTCTGCGCTCTTGAAGATGGTCGGCAGTGAATCCTGGTTGGAGAAGAGCTTCGTGGTGATGTCGTTGAAGTCCTGCAGGGCCTCTGCGACCTTCGCCATGTCTTTCTCGTTTCCCCAGGTCTGCGTATCCGGATCGTACTTGTCGACCAGAACGTCGCTCAGTGCGTACCAGGCTTCCCAGAGATTTTTGGAAACAAACCCTGCGTTGAAGCGGTCGGCGACTTCACCTTTTTCGACCGTGTCCCCGTTCAGCCATTTCTTCAGCTTCGCCAGGACGCTTTCCTTTTCAGCTTTCTCGACTGCCGGGTCATCGTCGTCTGATTCAATGTACTTTCCGGTTCCACCCATGGAAAAGCCGGTGATCTCGCCTTTCTGGACCTTCTCAAAGATATCCGGATCCGTGATTTCCACCGTCGCCATCCATGTGCCCTTCTTGATCTGCTGGTCTCCGATCGCCTCGTCGTTCTTGGTAATCCACGACTCGACTTCTGTCGCACCGTCGAATTTCTCGAAACTGTGCTGGATGTCGACATCGCCCCTGTGCTTCGCGTACCAGTACGCCGCTTTCTGGACTTCCTCAGCGGTCATGTGGTCTCCCTGGGTGTCTTCTGCCATCGGCTCGTATACTACTCCGGTGACATAGTGGCTCTCAGGATCTACTTTCACGATCCTGCCGAAGGTGGTGAAGTTTGCCTTCCCATCATCGGCCTTCACGATAGCGAAGCTGTGTTTGTTGGCTGCCTTGTCGACCAGCGAGATGAAGGAGATATGCGCATCAGTGATTTCCCTCGATTTCGCGATTTTTGTGCTCATCCTTACCTCCTTTCTCAGATTCCAACAGTTCATGAGCATGAAAAATGCACGGAGCTCTTGCCCCGTGCACGGTCTGTACAGATCTCATATTCCGGTTACCTGTCCTTTCCGAACATCTGATCTTCCAGCTTCTCAGCTGTTCCGTTCTCTTCCCATTCCTGATTGACCTCGTCCATGTACTTTTTCCGCATGGCCCTGCGGTCCTCTAGGCTCATTCCCATGGCTTCCTCGCTCCGGATCCGCTTCATGATGCAGTGGCAGTTGACCGACTCCGCAGCCGGAAGGGATATGTCTCTCGGCACCATCGGGTGGTATAAGGTTCCATCACGGCCTACCAGGTCGAACGGCTCGTCGACCGGCTTCTGCTGTCCGCTGATCGCCACATGGTTCTCTCGAGGGCTGTTCTTGTGTCCGCCTGTGTGCATCCACTCCTTCGCCTCGATCGTCGGGCACTGGCGCATGCTCTCGAGCTGGCCGTAAGACTCAGCCCGGAGGACTTCCGTCACGGCCACCCTGCGCGACCTGTATCCGGGATCCCTGATCCCGCTCTCGGAAATCTTAAGCGATGTATCTGCGACAGAAAGTGCATCTGACTGCGCCTGCAGGAGGATCGCCTCGATCTGGTCATCCGTCTCGAGATGCATCAGCTCTGCCAGCTTGGAGGACCATGACTCGACGAACTGCGCTGCAGGCTCAGTCAGGAGATCTTCTGCGGTGTGTTCCTCGAGCAGGTCCGGCTCATAGGCGTCAATGAATCCTTCGATCGACTCCGAAAGCATGTCCATCAGCCGGTCATGGAGTGCATCGTAGATGGCCTGCTTCAGGTCGTCCATGTCCCGGATGTCTTTCCAGCTTCCGTCCAGGAACTCCTTCAGGCTGTCCGATTCCTCCAGCGCTTTCAGCACATCGTCTGTATGCTCGTTAAGCGCCTCTGTGAGGGCACCTTCTATCTCGTTGATGGATTTGACCGCAGCGTCCGCTTTGACGAATCCTTCTCCGTCCAGCGTGTCCTTGAGGTCGTCGTCTGCTTTCATGAGAAGAACATCTATGGAGTCAATGAGAGAATCAATGTTCTTCTCCATTCCCTTCAGGATGATCTTTCTCATAGCTTTACGCTTCCTCCCCGGCCTGCTTCCGGATATCAACCAGGAGCGAGCGGACCTGCTTCATTACTGCAATCACGGCATCGTCCGCATTCTCCTGCTCTGCCTTCTCGATCTGTCCGTCGAGCTTGTCCTTGACGGAAGGATCGATGTCGGGAGCCTTTGCTTTCTGTGTATCGTCTTCGTTCTCTGTCTTCTGAGCTGGCTCCTGCGAGGGTGTCCCTGTGAGCATCTGCTGGGTCGCCTGAGCGTTTGAAATGACCACAGGCACATTTCCCCAGTCTCCTTCGTAGTCTTCGGATTCCTGCCCCAGAGCGTCGTTTGCGATGGCCTTGGCCATGTTCGGTGTGACGCCTCCGGCCCTCTCGGCTACCGAAAGCAGCTTGAATATGTCGTCCGGGTTAGTAAGATCCGGTCCGTCGAACTCTACCTCGCAGTACTGGAGGTTGTATCCGTTGAGCAGCTTGTTGTTGATGATCCACGCCAGGGAAGCTCTCTCCGGCTGGAAGACCTGCTTCTCGGTCACCTCGATCGCCGTCTGAGCGGTCGCTCGGTTGAAGTCCTGCGTGTACCCGACATAGAGGTCAGGCAGGTTGAATGCCGACTGTACCCTCTTGCGGGTGTTCTCCGTGTAGTCCTGGAAAAGCTCATCCTTCTGGAGGATGTTGGCCAGCGGCACCAGCTGAACGGTCGCCGGGTTCCCATCGAATCCGGTATCAAGGCTCTCTGTCTCGATCAGCATGAAAGCGTGCTGCCCGTTGAGGCCCTGTATGTCATTCATGTAGGTCTGCAGCTGTTTGTACGACTTGTCGGTCAGTGTTCCTCCGGATATCAGGATCGCCATCGGTGTGTGCCGGCCGTTCACGAAGTAGTTGTGGTTGAGGGTCTCAGCCATTCTGACTCCGTCCGCCCCGAGGATCTGTCCGATCCAGCGCACCTTCCCGTATGGCTTCATTCCGATGCGGAAGCACAGGATCTCGTTCGCCCTGAACTGTTTTGGTACGCTTCTGGAATATGTTCCGGTCCGGTAGTCCATCGGCCTCGGGTCTCCAAACTCCTTGTAGTAGACGACCTGTCCGTTGATCTCCTGCTTGAACTTCCGGAACTTCTTCTTTCTCCTGATCTCGTTCCCTTTGTAGAAGTACACGTAGTCGATGTAAGGATCGAGCTCCTTGGTCATCCGGACGGAAGGCGTGTCCTTGATCGTGATGATCTGGGTCACCGCTCCAGCATTGTCCCGGATGATCTCGGCATAGGCGATCCCGAAGGTCTCCTTCTGGTCGATAATGTTCTCGAATACGGTCTTGGTATCTTCCTCGATGGAGAGAAGGTTGACGATGTCCTGAGTGCGGTCCCATTCGTCCTTCGCCTCAGGCGTATCCTTCTGGTCGCCTTCCTTGTACTTCACCTGGATCCCAAATCCGGCTATGTTGTTCTTGTAGGCGCGGATGCACTGCGGAATGATGATCGAGTTGTCGACCATCTGCTCGAGTCCCTGAAGCGGGAGCGGAGGTTCCAGCCAGTCGGAGGCCATGCGAGCGGAGTCCCGGTCGATCTGAGTCGACGCGTCCGCTTTCTGGACCGCCATCCGCTTGTAGGCTGTCACCAGCTCCGGCTCTGTATTCTGTTCGAGTGCATTGCTCTTGATGAGCTGCACGCCGACCTTACTTGTCGGATTGGTTTTCTTTTCCACTGACATTCATTTCTCCTTGGCTTCTCTTGATTGGAAACACCGTAAGCAGCATACAGTCTGCCGTATCCGGTGAGTGCAGGCCCCGCGACTTCATCTGGTCTTTTGACTCTACTTTAACCTTGGCTCCCTGGTATGCGTACTTCCTTACCGAAAGCTCGCCGACCAGGTCATCGTCATTCGGGAGGACCAGCATCGGCTTCCGGTCATTGCCCATGTCATCGAACGGCTGGATCATCTCACGGAGCATTCCCATCATGTAGGTAGTGGTGTCGTAGTAAAACTTGTGCCGGATGGTAGCGCCGAAGTGCACAGGCACGATGATCATCGTCTCGTACATGACCGAGTCCGCACGTTTGATGGCTCTCAGCTCATCCACGACTCCGCCTCCGACACCGCCATCATCGACTTTGACGTATACCTTTCCCTTGAATCCGTAGAGATCTTTCAAGGAAATGTATAGCTTCGCGATGTTGCCGGACGTCCATGTGGTGTCCTGTCCCTTGTACCTCTTATAGAAGCGTGCTGCCTCGTTGACCTTGTACCCGATGACCGTGCTGTCATCTCCGAATCGTGCGATATCTGCTCCGATGTCGATGGAGTACACATCTCCGGGTTTGATCGGAGTTCCCTTCTCGATCCGGTCCATCGCTCTTCTGGTCTCTGCGGAGAGCTCCGTGTTGATGGATTGCTCGATCCACGGGAGCGGAATGAATACATCGTCCTCCTGCTTCGGGAACTCGCCGGCCACACGGACCCGGAAGACATTTGAGTCCTCTCCGTACATCCGGATGATCTTCTCGATGAAGGCCTTGGACACCCTTGGGCTGTCCCGGCCGTCGATATGGAAGGTCGAGTACTGCGAGCGGTTCTTGGTGTGGCTCTCGTAGAAGAAGCCGCTCAGCTGCGTCGGGTTCCCGCACATCAGGAGCCTTGACCCCTCAGTGGATAGAGCACCGAGGATAGGCTCGAATATGCTGTCCTTGACACCGGAGGCCTCGTCGATGATGTAGAGGACGTTGTCCGCATGGAAGCCCTGAAGGGCATCCGGGTTGGATGCGGTACGTGCGACCGCAAACCACTCTTCCGGGTGGCCTGCCATGTACAGCTTTTCCTTTGTCCAGATCAGGTCATTCTCAAGGTTCCCGCTGCGGATCCACTTGTAGATCTCTGACCAGAGGATGTCGTAGAGCTGGTGCTGGGTCGGCGCTGTGCACGGCACCTTCGGGAAAGGCCGTGTGCACATGAACCAGATGACCGTCCATGCCTCGACTGCCGACTTTCCGATACCGTGGCCGGACCTGACAGAGGTCATCTGGTTGTCAGCGACGCTCTGAAGGATCTTCGCCTGGTTCTTATCCGGCTGCGCGTTGATGCAGTCCCTTGCGAACTCGACCGGATGCTTTGCGTAGTAGCGGATGGCTCTGTCACTCGCTGTGCTCATCGTCTCCGCCTCCGTCTCCGTCCGGCTGGCTCTCTGTCTGGCTGTCAGGCTTCTCCTGGTCCTCCTGTCCTTCAGGATCCTCATGCTGCGCGTATGCGCCGATGATCCGGTCGGCCAGTGAGGACTTGCCCGTCTCGGCCTGCGCCATCTCGCGGTCTCTCTGCTTCTGGTAGTTGAACTGTTTGTTGCGGAACTTGGAGTCTTCTCTTCGCTCCTCGACTTCATTCAAAGCACGGAAGGCCTGAACGTTTCCCTTGCTGACCTCCAGCATCATGTTGAAGGCTGCAGCCGTTCGCTGAGTCTGTTCGTTTTCCGGTATCCCAAAGCGCGTCATCGCTTCCTTGAGGGCCTTCTGGTTTGTCCCGACAGGCAGGTCCATCAGAAACTTGATGGTCTCAGCCATGTCTCTTTTACGTCTTCTTGCTTCCCCTGATGCCTTCCCGGCCTTCCGACTGTCTGCGGAGTGCTGTTCACGAGTTCTCCTCGAGTTGACCTCCTGGATAGGCATAAGGTTTTCCAGATTTGCCATGCCTATCCTCCCATTCTATCGGATGCCATATAGGTAAGGCATCGATTCACCCTTATGCTTGTATCTGATCTTCTTCTCCTGTTTTCTCCTCTGTGTCTTCACCTTCGTCGTACAGCTCGCCGACGAACTTGCCTGCGTGCACCGAGTCGCTCGGCCTTATCCCCTTGGTGGCCCAGTCGATCCCGAACTGGTCGATGATCGTCCGGAACTCCTGGACGTCATGAGGCCGCACGAACATCGAGACCTCTCCGGTCTTCTCGTTCTGCTTGGCTCCCACATGCAGAAGCTCATGGTAGAGGAGGATCCTGTATTCCTTCTCGGTGAAGTGAGCGAATTCGCAGGTGTTCTGGTAGACCGTGATCAGGAAGTCGAACGGTACGAACTCCTGCTTGTAGAACTCAGACACCTTCCGGCAGTCTGCAAATACAGCCATCCCGTCGTGCTTCTTCAGTTTGTTCGAGGTGAGGAAACCGATCGTAAGACCCAGCTCAGTGATGAACTGCAGGTCCGCGTGTCCATCTATGATCTCTTTTCCCATCTTCGAGAACTCGTCAGACAGGTAAGCTCTTTCCGGTTCCTTGCTCATGCTTCCTACTCACCTCCTCCTTCACCGATGTTTCCGTCTTTGAATAAATCATTAATAAATAAGCCATCATGCACATCATCTACCGGTGCGCTGATATCCTGTGCTATCCGCAGGAGCTCTTTTGCGTCTCTCGGTGATATGTGTGATGGCTTCGTCGATCCAAGTGACTCGAGTGCCTTCTTGGTGAGGTATCCGGCCACCTTCCCGTGGTCAATCATCTCCGGTCACAGAGGTGTCCTGGTAGGACAGGTCTGCCTCCGTTGGCTGGTAGAGCTCCAGGCACGGAATCTCTTTTCCGTCCCGTATGCACACGACGTCATCCGTCGCCTGTCTCAGAGCAATGTACCTCCGGACGATGGCGGACGCGTATTTCGGGTCAAGCTCCATCGTGTAGCAGATGCGGTCAAGCTGTTCGGCTGCGATCAGTGTGCTGCCTGATCCCCCGAAGAGGTCGATCACGATCCCGTTTTCCTGACTGCTCATCCGCATCGGGTAGGCGATCAGGTCCAGCGGCTTCATGGTCGGATGCAGCTTGCTCTGTCTCGGCTTGTCGAACTCCCAGACCGTTGTCTGTGTCCGGTCGCCGTAGAACTTATGCTTGCCTGTGTCCTTGAAGCAGTAGAGCACCGGCTCATGTCTCATCTGGTAGTCCATCCGGCCTAGTACCAGACTGTTTTTGACCCAGATGCAGGTAGTGGAGTAGTGGAATCCTGCATTCACAGCCGCATTGTAGAAGTTCACCTTCTCCGCATCGGAGTGAAATATATAACAGGCTCCTCCGTCTGCAAGTGCGGAATACATGTTCTTGCAGGCATCGAGCAGGAAGGCGTAGAACTTCTGGCTGTCATCCCAGGAGTCGTTGACGATCGTCATTCCGGTCCCGCCCTTGTAGGAGCAGTTATACGGCGGATCGGTAATGCACAGGTTCGCTCTCTTACCGTCCATCAGCTTGCTGACGTCATCCTCCTTCGTGGAGTCTCCGCAGAGCAGCCTATGTCTCCCGAGCCGCCATATCTCTCCTGGTTTCACAAAGGCTTCAGCCTCAAGGGCTGAGTCAATGTCGAACTCATCATCGCTGACCTGTTTCTGCTCGTCGTCCGGAAGGGAGTTCAGGAGCTTCGTCAGCTCCTCGTCGCTGTATCCGGACAGCTCCAGCGGGATGCTGTCATCCGCGCTGAGATCCTTGAGCACATCGGCCAGTGTCTTGTCATCCATCTCGGCCAGTTCCGCTATCCGGTTGTCAGCTACCATGTCGGCCCATTCCTCTGCCTCGGTAGCGTACTCCTGATAGTCGACCGGTACCTTACTGCAGCCGATCAGTTTTGCTGCCTGGTATCTTCCGTGGCCTTTCACGATGAATCCTGATCTTTTACTCACAGTAATTGGCTGACGCCACCCGTTGCCCTTGATGATCTCACCGAGGAGCTTCAGCTGGCTCTCCGGATGTGTGTTCGGGTTCCGTGGATTTTCCACCAGGCTCTCAACCGGCACCAGTGCATCATACCCGCAGTAGACGGCGAATCCCTCGGGAGTCACCGCTCTTGGCGATGCAGCCGACTGGAACCCGCCGTCCCCGCTCAACTGTGAACTGCCTTCCTGCTGTTCTGGCATATCAATACCGCCCCCTCTCTCTTTCCACCAGGCTCTCAACCGGCACCAGTGCATCATACCCGCTCACTGCAATGGCGGGATCAGTGATGTACCTCACTTTCGTTCTGTACCGGCCGTAGAGATCACTCGTAACCGAGAGGAGTACTCACACACGGCATCGTCTTTATCCGCAGCATATGGAGATCCCGATGGAGGCTCGATACTCCCCGGAATCCCATACGCCACACACATCAACCAATCTGGAGGGCATGAAAAAACCGGAAGACGTAATGCTCTCCGTCTCCCGGTTTCCCACGATGCCATCATAGCACAGATTGTTTGGACAAATGTGGGATATTTCCGGACATTTGTGGGATATTTTGTGCCATCTTTTCATTTCTGACCCTTATTTCCGCTTTCTTCCTGACCAGTTCTTTGATCGCTCCGGAGCCGTGAAAGTAACCACCCTCCGGAAGCTTCTCCGGTACCTCCGCTCGAATTCCCCGAGTGCGATCCCGATCAGCTTCCTGACGTAGTCCTCCGCATAGCTCATCTCGGAGGCAATGTCGGAGTTGTCTTTGAGTTCGACATATTTCGAATAAAGGACCTGGACATGACGGATATCCGGGAGGCCCTGGATCTGGTTGATGATCTGGTGCCTTATCTCGATGTTCCGCTCGATGTCCTCCTGGATCTCCTTCTCTATCTCGATGCACCGGATTACGAGGTCAGGCATGCGGTCGGTCGGAGAGGACTGCACCCGGTCGGAGTCGTATGCCATAGCCCTGATACCGGACGCCTCGTTCCGGATCCGTTCCAGCTCTCCCTGTTTCTGAGCGATTCTGAGAGTCAGTATTTTAATCTGTCCTAGATATTCGCTTGCCCTCACCGACTTACTCCTTCTTCCCTATCAGTTTCATAAAGTCATCGAGACGTAACGTAACCATCCACTCGCTCCGGTTCTTCCGGTGCATGACGACCGGCGTTTCTCCTTCCCTGGCGTCGTGTACCGACTGCTTCATGGCGGCCTCAATGTTCAAATGTTCGTTACGTTTTATTTCAAAATGAAGACCCGGAGTCCCGATAACATCCGCATCTCCATTAGCCCCACAGTATTGCTGTCCTCTTCTTGCATCAAACCCATATTGTTGAAGTATGTGAGCGGCTTCAATTTCTCCCCTCTTCCCTTTTTCTCGGCTATTCATTGCAATATCTCCATCTTAAACCTTTGTATTTTTTCCCTTTTTTGATTGACTGATATATTCCAGATGGATCATACCCGTCTTTTTCGCCCATTTTATTGCCTCATATCTTACTGTTTTGCTGTCTCCTACTCCTTCAACAGGTTTTCTATTCTTAATATTTAACCGTTGCGGGAGTGTCCCGTAATTCATATTATATTTTCTATCGCACCATTCTAGGTTACTTGGGATATTGTTTCTTGGGTTTTCATCCTTATGATTAATTTCTGTTTTATGAATCGGATCGTCATTTTTAACAAAAGCTTCTGCAACTATTCTATGAACAGAAATTCTTTTTCTTACGTTTTCTTTAGAAAGCATGACACTTATTCGTCCTATTTTGCTCTCGGATTGAGACATGATTCTTTCTCTTACTTCTCGTCTGCTTTCTTTCCCATTTCTAGATAAAAATCTTGCATGTCCTTCTACTCTTTTTATTCTCCCAAGTGAAGAAACTTCATAAACGCCTTCGTACCCTTTGACCGGTCTCCATTCTTCCTGCATTTATTTTTATCCTTCTTGGCTCTCTTCTCTTCCTGTTCCCGTCTCCAGTTCTCCAGATACCTCATCTGATCTTCGTCATCGGCTGGTGTATTCATCGGTCTCATCTCCCTTCTCCATACTCCGTCAGTCCTTAAAGTGTTTCCAGTGTATCCGCAGGAGAAAGAGCGCCAGGCTGAATCCTATCCCGCAGAAGAGAAGCGCAATGTCTTCGAGGATCCTGTTCCCGAATTTCAATGCCTTGTGATAGATCTCGTACCTTACCATCTCTCTTCCGTACCTCCCTTATTTGTGGCATCCGGCTCCCCATCCCGGCAGTAGAAATTCCATTCCGTAGTGCTGTGCGGCTTGGTGCAGAATCCGTACTTGTATCCGGTCGCAGGGCTCGGGTCCTTCCAGTACTTGCAGCGCTTACAGATCGTGATGTCCTTCGTTTCACTCTTTTCCATCTCCTGCACCTCCCCTCAATTTGAAGCATCCATAGGTTTGAAATGCTCAGCACATCGGAAGAATATCCCGATGATGTCCTGAATCATGTCGTAGTCTGTATCCCAGACACCTCCGGTCTCCTTCGGGCTCATCTGGATGATGGAACCATACGTTCCTACGATCGTGACATATTCCCGTCCGCTTCTGGTCATCTTGTAGGTTATCTTTCTAAGGAGCTTCTTCCCCGCGTCGGTGTCCTGTAACTCCTTGCAAAGATCCTGGCACACTTTTGATCTCTCCATATGCTCAGCTCCATCCTTCCCATCGCGGGAGCTTCTGGCCGCACTCACGGCAGTAGTGATCAAACATCGTGATTGTGCTGCCGCAGGTCGGGCACTTGAAGCTCCTCCGGACATTGGGAGCTGTCTGCTTCTTCACGGCATCGATCGCGATAGAGAGCGCCGTTTTGACCTGCACGCTGTCGCTGTCAGCCATCACGTATTCCAACATCGTCACCGGATCAAGCATGTCCCCTTATCTCCTTCCCCTTCAGTTACTTTTTCGGTCCTCGTGTATGAGTGATTCTCCAGTCGCAGGGACCTGCAACTTCATCGGTTCTCAGTCCGTTCTTCTCACAGAACGGGTCGAACGGACATTTTATGCAGGCGCTGTACTCGAAGTCCCCTTCCTGGTCCTTCGGAACGTGCTGCCATTGATACATAGCGGTCGCTCACTGATGCTTCACAACAAAATCGACTGCTGGATCCTTCCAGCATTTCGCGCCGCATTTAGGACAGGTTGTCAGTTCCCAGTCCTTATGCCCCTGCGGTACATTCCGGAGAAGCGGCATCAGAACCACCCCTCCACGATCTGACATTTTTCTCTGTGTTATGTTAATCTGCACTTTCGGCCCCTCCTACAGTTCTGCCACCAGTCCATCGCTTTTGTCACAACTTCACCTCATTACAATCGGCTATTGCCATATTCAAAATACCCAGTTTTTTCTTTGCCGCCTTTTCGAATGCGCCAGCTTCGAGCAGAGGGCATGTCGGATGCCGTGTTTTATCGTTTGACAATTCGTCGCCAATATAGTAATTAGTAACAGCACATCGGCACGTGAATTGCTCATATTGATATTCGCCCTGCTTCCAAAATTTACACGCTTTACAGCTTTTCGGCATTGGTATGTCAATCTGAATCATTTGTTATCCTCCGTGTAGGTTATTCCGAGTTCGTCCAATGTATATTCTTTATCCAGTTCCATTCCGGCATACATTTTTCCTGAATCAAAACTGGGAAATGTGAAATCCCCATCACCAATTGCTATATACAAGTATTCTTTGCTGTAGATGTCTTCACTAATATCCCTGTGTTTTACAACATCGCCCACTTTCTCATGGAATGGTTTTAGAAACGATTTGAGATATTCTCTCTCTACGTCATCAAGGATCTGTGGATTGTAAATGTCTTTAATTAGTGTCGGCTCCTTATCTTCCCACTTGATCGATTTAAACATGTGGTTGAAAACAAAGAATTCACCTGATCTACTAAATGCTTCATTCCAACAAGTATCTTGTTTTATGGGTTTTTCCTTGTGAACGTATATATTTCCATAGCTGTTTCTGGATATCCACTTATATTTTTTGTCGATATTTTTTGCTATCACTTTTTCGTCTTCTGTAAATTTTTTCATCTCGCCCTCCTACTCATCCACTCCATTTGTTAGCCAGTTGTATTTCCGTTTTCAACCAGCAGATCCAGAATCATCTGCAACAATCAGCTTCATCCTTGTAGTGTTTGCAGTTCCAGTGCATCTCCATCAAGAGTGCCAAAGCCTGATTCTTGGTCATGATCGAGGCTCTCCTTTCTTACTGTTTCCCGCTGAGACTCTGTACAATCTTCTTTATCGATTCCTCAAAGTGCCCTTTTCCGTAGATCTCGTCGAAGACTTCTTTCTGGAACCTGTCCTGGAGCACTCGCTCATAGACCTCGATTGCCCGGCCGATGTACCGCATGTTCCCGGCAGTCAGCTTCACTGTGTATTCTTTCGCGTCTGGAATCCCGCCCCATCTCCAGTCGTAGGTCTGTACCATGAGATCGTGCGGTGTATCCCCATCCGAGTCCCCGCCGAACATGTCAGTCTTCTCGAGCATGTCTTCGCGTACCAGCGCAAGATGGAGTCCCAGCGGATGGCACTGTCTTTCGTTCAGAAGATCTATCGCCTGTCTGATCGTCATCGTATCCCTCGATTCTTCCATCATTTCTTTCGCTGTCATCGCTGATCCACCACCTTCATGATGTTCTTGGAAAGTTTATCGTTCACGCTATTGGCCTGGTCCATGAAGCGCTCGTATCTCTTGTAGGCTGCATTCGCCTCGTCGAAGATCCGGAGCTTCTTTACGATGTCTTTCTCGTCGTTTACCTTCTTCACCAGGCTGACGTACTCATTCAGATTCTTCATGGCTGCATCCTGAGCAGTCTGGACAGCCTCAAGAAGTGTCCCGTTCCTCTTGTTCTCGACCCATGCGAGGAAGGCGTCCTTGTTCGCCGGGATGCGAAATGCGCCTCCGCATCCTTCCGGCACGAAGAAGTACTGAATCAGCTCATTCTTCGTCACATCTTCCATCGTTACGTTCGTGATCTTCGTTCTGTTCCCCATCGTTCACTCCTGTTCTCCGGTTCCATAAGCCGGCCATCATGTCGTAGGCTTCCCCTCTCGGCTTATGCCCGTTCGTAAATCTCTCAATCGTTGCTCCGCAGCTCATGCAGGTCACTGCGCATCTGAAGATCCTGTCCTTGTGGAAGAAATACGGCTTCGAATAATCGTCCAGGTAATAGGCATCTCCTCCGCAGAACGGGCATGGCTTCAGGTCTTCCAGCTTGTAAGGCTTATGCTTCTTCACAAGACCACCTCTCCGTGTATGCTGAATTTCTTACCTTCGTCGAATGTCTTGAATCTGAGCCCGGTCTCATCCGCGACATCATCACAGTACTTTTCAACATCCAGACCGCTTTCATAGAAGTTCTGAAATTCATCGGTCAGCGCCTGCGCCAGATCCGGAAGGCGCTTTCTGGAGCGCCAGCCGTATTTGTCATGCATGACTTTGACTGTGATCGTCAGGAACATCGTGAGGGCATCCTCAGTAGCCTTCTCTCTGACCTCCTTCATTACCCGGTCATATTCACGTTGCACCTGGATCTTCAGCGGATTCGGATTGTATATAGGAGCCGGTTTCGATGCGGCTTTTTCATGCCGGCGCAGCTCCGCTCGTCTGTTGCTCATCATTCATCCTCTTCATCAATGTCTTCGATGATCGCGTACCGGCTGTGCTTCAGAAGCCCAGCTTCCTTCCTCTTGAGTGCATGGCAGATCGACGAAGAAGTTACTCCGGCGAATTCTGCCACATCCTTCATGAGAATGCTCTGGAAGATTGGATGATCATCCTTATCACAGATCGCGTAATATTTTTTCATCGCTTTCTCCCATGTAAGCTCCGCAATTCGGACAGTACATGAACTGTTCCTCTATCCATCCTTTGTCTACGGAGAAATGTTTTCCGCATTGGGAACACCATCCTTCTGCGATAAAGCATTCCTCGTCTATCGGCTGTATCTGATGCAGCCACCTCCCCCGGAGTGTTGTCTTACTGAACTTTATCCCCATCTCTCAGAAGACCCCTCCATCCATGGAAACGTTGGCGTAATCTCCTGACACGTTGCCGTGTAGTGATCGATGTTGATCTTGTCGCCGATCTCAGGGCAGTTTGTTTCAACTTCTATCATGCGTTTTACTTTCATTTTTTGTCCGCTCCTCTTATCGCTTGCCTTTCCTCTTATCGCTTGTATCTGACGGTGTTCCCGTCCTGCATCTCGATGTCTATCCAGTCAGGGTACTGAGATACCTGATATGCTTCATAACGTGTAAAGGTCGGGTCCTTTCCGCTTTTGTACGGGTGGAATTTCATTGACTTTGTCAGCTTCTTTGGCTTGATGTGCGCTGCTTCGCATTTTTCGGCTTCTTGCCTGTTGGCGTACCTTGTTTTGCAAATCTCACAAACATAAACCGTTGTCTCTTTCATTCGTCTATCCTCTCAATCTTCGGTATGCATCATCATCCCTACGGCTTTTTCTGCTAACTGCATTACGATTCCTCCTTCTCGAAATCTCGGTATCGACCACTGACTTCATTCTCTGCGTAGTAGAGGTTGTAGTCATTCTGCTCGATGTACCACCACAGCTTCTTGTGGCCCATGCGAAGATAGTCCTCAAGGTAGTGCTGTTCAGTGTATTTATCATCAACCAACTGCCGGAAGCTTAATTCGTCAATTTCAGAGCTATTTTTCACGAACAGGGCAATGTCCATAATGTCAGCAATGGTGTAGTCCGCAGTTACTACAAATACTGCCCGAGTAATTTCGTCACCAATCCGGCGAATGTGCGAAAGCTGGTCGATACTATTTGCATGATATACAACCCGGAAGCAGTCATAGAACGGAAAAGAAGTCTCGTCAGTCATGTAACTGGTATGCATTTCCACAAGGACAGAACATATGCTGCCATTGATGTGGCACTTACGAACAATACCGAATAACTTTCGATACCAGTCAACGTGTTTCTCATACTCATAGAGTGGGTCTCCGCCTCCGGAGATAGAAATAATGTTGCACCTAGTCTCTTTCAAGGCTTTCTCGAGACTGTCCAACCCGGCGAGTGTTGTTCTTGGAATATGAAGATTATTCTTCTTCACGATGCAGTAGGGGCATTTGTAATGACACCCAAAGTTCGTAATAATACTTATGTAATTCATTACAGCGACTCCTTTAGTGTGACCTTGACCTTTTGCGATTCCCGAATTTTATCCTTCATCTTCCGCCCCTTTCCACTTGTTAGCTGGATCTCCGCAGGCTCCCTCTGATGTGCAAGTATCATTCTCTATGTCGTAATCAGCACAACCTATGCACGGATTTCCCAGATAGCAATACTTGCAACGATACTTGCAATCCAAATCTTCATATCCGTAACATAATTCACACGCATCCATCGTCAATCTCCTCGTCCATCTTTGCTCCGCAGTGTGGACAAAATACATATCCCAACTCGTTAATGGACTCTTGCCTAGGCGTGAATACGGCTCGTTCACAATTTGAGCATACGAATTTATATGCTTTTCCTGTGCGCTGATTCGGGTCTAATGTAAACCAGTGCGCATGCACCACCGGCAAGGAATCAATAGTCTCTTCATGTTCAATCATGTCGGCAAATTCTGAACCTGCATCATCTCCAGTAAAAGCATCTGTCCAATGGTCTCGGATCCAATCTCCTAACGTTTTCTCCAGTGCATCAGCATTAATCGGTCTCATATTTTCCCTCCAAAATGTTTTCAACCGCTTTCTCTGCGCGGTTCTTCCCGATCCCAGACACATCGATGATCCGTTTGCGCAGCTCATCCTCTGTGAGCAGGACGCAGTCGTTGAATTCTTTTTCACCTTCCCGGAGTCCGTCTTCAAACCCTGACCGGTAAATGCTCTCTACCCAGCGACTGAACTGATTCAGACTCATGCGCTGCACGGTTTTGAATGTTTTAAAATCAACGGCTTTCATCTCCTGGCTTCTCCTCCATCAGCAGGTCAGCAGGATCGATGCCGTATTCCCACATGAAATTTTTCAGCCAGTCCTGAAGCCAACCGTCGCCGTGCGCTTTGTTTGTGTCCGGCAGCATGTCTGACAGGCCATTCACCATAGCGTCGACAATGGACCAATCAAAATCCGAACGCTCCGGCTGCAGCAGCTTCTGCCGGTCGTCCCAATCGGTGAACTTCTCCTGGCATTCCAGCTCATACAATGCACGATGCAAGCCCGCTGCGTATCCCCTTCCGTATGTATCCCATGTACCCCCGAGATCAGGTGGAGTGCATTCCATCAGGATTTTAGTCAGCTCATCGTGCATTTTGTCGTAATTAGTAAATCTCATACGCGCGCCCTCCCTTCACAGCCTGTTCAGCGGGCAGTCAACGCAGTACCGATTCACCAGATCGCTATACTTTTCATCGTCGGCATCCTTGACCTCCTGTGTGTTGCCTCCCCGAAAGCGGAGGACCGCTCTCTGCGTCCATGGCCCGTAGGTCTTGTACTCGATGCTGATCAGGTCGTTCCCAGCAACCGTCAGCTGAAGAGCCCTGCAGAGTGCATCGCAGATTGCCTGCTTGTCTTCGTCGATCATCATGCCATGCGCTCCTTCCGGGTATGTCTCTTGTCCCAGGTGTGTCCTCTCAGGACCTTCATCTCATCTGGTTCCATCCAGTCGATCTCCCATACGAAGTCTCCGTTGAAGATCCTCTTGATGTTGATCGTCCCGATCCGCAGCGGGTAAAGCATCCGGTAGTTGTACTTAGGCATGCACACCTCGTCGACCTCCATCATCCGTATCACTGATCCGAATCCCAGGTCCGACTTTGGATCTCTGTACCTTCCCTTCGCCATGCGGATTCCAGGAAGGTCTCCGCATGGTGCAAACTCGACCACTCTCTGGAAGCTCACGACTCCGCTGAGGTAATGCAGCCTTGTCTCCGGTTTTGGGTCTGCCGGGAAGAAGCAGATCCCCTTGCTCGAGGATGCATATCCTTCCCGGCGCCACTCCGTGTTCCCTGAGATGGTCTCTCCGTCCAGGAACCTGTAAAGCTCCCGGGTGCTCATAAACCGAACAAGGTTCATTTCTCATATCCCTTTTCAAGTCTGATGTCGTAGGCTTTGTAATATTCCGGGTCTGCGTTCTCATCTCTTCCGTAGATCGCATCCTCGAGCTCTCCAAGTCTCCTAACAGCCATCGAGTAGTCGAAGAATGCTTCATATGTTCCAAACTCACCTGGTACCGCTCTATGTCCGGCAATCGTATACTCGAATGAACCCGGAAGGCTTTTCTCTGTCATACGACTCTGGGTGAATCCACCTTCGCCATCCGCCCTTGGGATGACCTTGATGGTTTTCTGGATGATTTCTGTATCAACTTTCTTCGGCATTTTCATTCTCCTTGTACGGCTCAGGGAGCGGCATCCATGCAATCACCATTCCGTCCTCATCCCATTTCCCGTTTTCAAATCCACACATACCTGTGAATGCCTCAGCCTGCCCGCATAGTTCTCCATCCATAGTCGCTAGATATGTTCCATCCTCCGGCATCCTCTCGCTGCACAGTATCCATTTTCCTGGTCATCCATCTTTCTTATCTGTTTTCCCAAGGAGGTAGTCGGTTGTCACCCCGAGTACATTCGCGATGTTAGCCAGGATAGGGCCATTCGGAACCCTTGCTCCGCTCACGAATCTGCTCATCGAAACTTCTGTTGTCATGACCTTCTCAGCCAGTTGGCGCTGCGTCATTCCCTTCTCACGCAACAGCTCGTTGATTCTCTTCCCTGTGATGTTCTCGTTCATGCTTTGGCCCTCCTGTGTGCTTCCCATGAAGCGGTGTACCCGATCTTCATCAGTGTGTTGGTAAGAATCCCAAGTGCTCTTGGGCTCAAGTCGTCTTCGAATACCAGGACTCCGTCGACTATCTTGCACGGGAATCCTAGATCTGACATCTTTCTCTGCGCTTCATCCTTTGGAATTGATGCTATTGGTGCCTTTTCCTTCTTCACTCTTGCCATATCTCTTTCCACCTCTTCTGACGATCTCGATGGCGCTGATGTAAGCACGGTACATGGCGATGTTGGAAATCCGGTCGGCATCATCCAGCGCGTCCTTCGATCTCTGAAGTGTCAGGTCCCGCATCCGGAAGAGCTCGTCCAGCACCCTTGCCAGGTTGAAGGTATCTCCGGTGACCATGTTCCTGAACTCAAGGATGTGGTCCGTCCGATCGTCTCTCCGCTCATTCAGCTTGGTTTCCAGATAAGCCAGCGGTGCGATGAGGAGTGCCAGCACGACCATCTCCGTGTTTCCGTCCAGGATCCCGAGCAGGCCTCCGGATACCGCGATCGTGATTATCAGTGTCATCGTCACATCCATGAATCATGTCCTCACTTTTCTCTTCTTCACCGGCAGCTCTTTCCGGATCCCCTCCCGGACGTGCTCGTAGTCGAGTCCGTGTTCCTCGCAGAACTTTTCGAGGCAGTCCCAGCACATGTATCCGATGCTGTGCGATCCGTAGCCTCTGGTGGAAAGCCTGCCGCTGATCCCGACCATACTCGACTTGTCGGTGACCTTGCCGCACATCATGCAGCTTGCTTCTAGCTTCTTCCTGGTCTTGATCGACCGCTTGCGGACCAGAAGTTCCGGTGGGTATTCCCGCAGCATGTTCTTTTCCCCGATGAATGGGATCAGGCTGTCCTTCATGAACACCGGAATTTCCTTCGACCTTGCGAAGGCCACCGCCTGTTTGACCCACTCTCTTTCCGGGTAGACCTTTTTGCAGTTCTGTCCTGTCTGAGCTCCCATGATCATCCAGTCGAAAGGCTTTTTACCGGTATCGAACTCCGTGAAATCCAGCGGTCCCAGCATCGGCTCATAGCTGATGAATGTGTGATATTGTTCCTCTGGAGGAAGGAAGCCGATCCGGTTCTTGTCCGACTCTGAAGTAACCGATGTCCCGTACCAGAAGTTGCTTTTATCCAGCAGCATTCCCTTTCCGATCAGCTCCTGGTACCGCTTCGGATTCTTCGTCAGGAACAGGTAGTAATTCAGCTCGAACATCCCGCAGAGGTCGAAGATCTTCTGAATCCAGTCGTCCGGGACCCAGTTTCCGAAGGTGTCGCTCATGGCTCCCACGAATACCCGCTTGCTCCGACCCCGCATGATCCTCTTCTCAGTTGTCTCGTCGGTCATCTTGTAAAGATGCAGTGTCGGCTCGAACCCGAATGGGTAGATGATCTGCCGGCCGTCCTCGTTGAAGAACGGATCCTTCAGGATGTAGAGTCCGTCTTCCGTGACCGTATATTTCTCTGTCTGTGACAGGTTCCATCGGGTATCCCCCGAGAACCGTCTCGTTAATGCTTTCGCGTAGCAGTACGGGCATCCATTCCGGCACCCCGATATGATGTCCAGCGTGGCGTCGCACCACTCGATCTTTGAATAAACTCCCATATTCGCTCCTTACTGCCTGCGCTGACCCTCCCGAATGAGCTGCGCATTTTCTTCCCAGCATGCGTGGCACTTTGCCTTCGAGATGATCCCGCTCCTGTCATCTGCCTTCGGGCACATCGGCGATGTGAATGCCACCTTGTGTCCCCAGCACTCCAGGTAAGGACAGGCTCGTGGATCTTTCGGGTTCATCTCTGAGCGGTCCGTCTTCCCGGATCCTCGCTTCCGATGACCTCGATGCAGTGTTTCTTTTGACCAGATACTTCGGAGCCATATCCGGAGGTGCAAGCTCTTTTGAGCTCCTCATATCTGGCCGGTGTGATGTGTGATGTATCGATTTGTCCTAAAACGTAAATCATAAAACTGTCCTCCCCTTTCTCTCCCGGTGGTGGCCTTATGCCGTTCATAGTCCTCACCCGCTTCCAGCTTCTTCGGTTTCCTTCGTGCGGTCCTGAGCTCTTATCCGCCTTGATATAGCGTTCCAGTCGACCTGCTCATGGCTGTAGTCGTTGAACTGTCCTGGCTTTCTCCTCGGCTTCGGAGTCTTCTGGTCGTAGTTCCCCTCCATGACCTTCGCGGCATTCGTCTCGGTCATGATCCAGTCAAAGCTCGCAGTCCATCCGGTGTCGTTCTCACCCCGAAGGAATGGAGAGGCCTGCGTCCTCACGAACAGCTCCTTCAGCTCGTCCGGGCTTCTGGTCCGCAGCATTGACCTGATCGCCTTCTTCCTGGACTCCGAGAAGGTGTCGACCTTGGGCAGCGAAGTGCAGATCTGGTTGAAAGAGTCAATGACCGCCTTGTAGTCGATCTGGTCTGTCTTTGGATGTGTGGCACGCGTTCCCTGTGTTTGTTCTTTATCAGGTTCAGGATCAGGATCAGGATCAGGATCGACCCCCATCTGGTTTTTTTGGTTTTCGTCAGAAACCATTTGGTTTTCTGAAAAACCATTTGGTTTTTCTTCTTCGGTTTTGGAAGGTCTCCCGCCCTTCGATCCATTGGCTCTGAGGCGTTCGCACTTCTTCTCGTAGTTCTCGGTGTCGCGGTCCATCCTCTGCCGGATGATCGAAAAGCACATCTTCGTAAGAGGATCCAGCTCAACCTGCACTTCACCGGTCTGCGCATAGTCGCAGAGCGCGTCAAGAAGCTCTCCCTTCTGCTCTGTGCTGAGCATGTCTATCTGCTCCCGGTATTCAAGATGAAATATGAAATCCTCTTTCTTCATGCTTCTATCCTCAGCAGACGTAAACCTCGACGCCTGTCAGCTTTTGAATCTCCTGTTTCATGGTCTCCTCGTCTGAGTTATCGGAGCTCAAGTGGAGGAGGTAGATCTGTTTCAGATTGCTCAGGTCATTTGCCTGCAGCATTTCTTTCAGAGTCTCCAGGCTCATGTGGCTCTTCGCCAGCCGCTGGATCCGGAATGCCGGTGTGATTCCTTCATCGACGTTCTTCAGGAGCTGATCCATGTTGTAGTTGCACTCGGCCATGATGTAGCTGAGTCCCGGAAAGCGGTATTTGATGTAGTAGGTATCGGTGAAGAATAGGAGCTTCTCACCGGTGATCTCGCTCTTAATCAGGAACCCGAGCGGCTCTCTGGCGTCATGCTCGACATCAAATGGAAGGATCGTGAAGCTCCCGATCTGGAATGCCTGCATCGCCTTCACAGGGTGCACCAGCGGGCCGTGGAGCGCGTATCGGAACTGCCTGGTTCCTTCGATGGTTCCCTGAGAGGTGTAGACCTCGATTCCGTACCGGGTCAGGTCCTGTGCGTGTGATGCATGATCTCCATGCTCGTGGGAGACCAGGCAGCCGGAAATCTCCCACATCCTGAATTCGCATGCCTGCATGATCCTGCTGACCGGAATCCCGGCCTCGATCAGGATCTTGGTCTTTCCATCGCTGATCCGGTAGCAGTTTCCTGTGCTGCCGGATGCGATGGGCTCGATCTCCATCAGAAGTCAGGCTGAGGAATTGCCTCCGCCTGCTCCTGATGGTTTGACTGAGTTGCTGACTTAGTTCTCTGGGTGTTCTGCTCAGCCGGCCCTGCGGCTTTCTGGGGCGCTTCAGGAGCCACATCGATTTCCTGCGTGTTGGCGCTCTCGCTGATCTCCTCCTGTGCCGATGCGATTGCTCCTTCCGGAGTGCTGTCGACATACCGAGGAGTCAGCTGCCCGTCCCTGTAGTCGATGACAGCCTGGTCTCCAAGGAATCCGGCTTCCATGTCGATGCTCATGATTCCGTAGTGACCGAGGAGCTGACGAAGCATGGTCTTGATCGCCATCTTGTCGAAGTCCGTCTTCCAGGGACCCGAGCCGTAGCTCTTGCTGTACCTTCTCGCGTGGGCCTCCATCTGTCCTCTGCTCCAGTACATTTCCTTGCGGAATCCATTGAGGTACTCGAACATCGCGTAGTACCCAATCGTCGGTGCCTTCTCCCTTGCCTCCGGGTCCTGGATGATGTTGACCTCGATGCTCTCGTCCAGCGGATTGTAGGAAACGAACTCGCCTTCCTTGATCGGGACCGCGTTGATCTTCCGGTACTGTCCGGACCGCATTGCCAGCTGCAGGAGTCCTCTGTAGCCGATCTGGAACTGCGCCTCCATCGTCCCGTGGTTGTTGTAGGGCACCATGTAGAAGTAGCCGAGCTGCGGAGATGGGGAAAGGTTGAGCGTGTAGCCGAGGAGTGCCGCGTTGACCAGGCTGTTGTTCGTGCACTTCTGAAGCGTCTGGTTCGTCTGAACCGCGCTCATGAGGGAAGAGATGAATCTGTCGCCGTTCTTCCCGCCGACGACCTTGTTGATCTGGTTCTTGACCGCGTCGTTTGTAAGGTACGCCGCGATGCTGACCTTGTTTGCCACTTGATTTGCCATTCTGAATCCTCCTTGTGGATTGGTGTTTATTGCCCTTCCTATTCATCACTCTGGAAGGGAAGATTATCCAGCTGGCAGATGCACCAGACATCTGCCGGCCGGATTGTCTACTTTATGCTGCATCGAGTTCCATGCGGAGCTTCTTGTCCTTCTCGCTGACCACCAGCCGGATGATCTGCATGCCCGGATATTCAGTCAGGTGCGTGACCGCTTCGGCATTGTCGACCATCACCGGGATCCAGAGGTTCCAGGCGGTCGAGAGCGTGTGGATGATCTCAAGGCCTGCGTTGATCTTGCTGGCATTGTTCGCGAATGCGTACTGGACCATTCTTCCGTCCGGTGAAGGAATCATGACCTCACAGCAGTCCGTAACTCCTCCGTTGAGCTGTTCCTCGAATAGCTTGAATCGGAGCGTCTTGAACCTGCTGTTGATTCTCTGGTCGAGGAGCGAAACCTTAGCCTTGGTGAAAACATCGCAGAGGTGAATCCTGTATTCTGCTTCCTCGAAAGCCTCCGCCAGAGTCCTCTGGCTTGCCTTCAGCTCCTCGATCCGCTTCTCCTGCCGTTCCTTTACGGTGAAGGAAGCGATCTTCGACTCTATGGCTTCCAGCTGTGCCTTCTTCTGGGCGATGGCCTGCATCCGGTCCCCGCTTGCCTTCTGTGATGCCTGTGAAGAATCTGCCATGGAGTTCTGGAGGGAAATGATCCTTGCGCTGATCGCCAGATACTCTTTCGTCGTGGTGAAGTCAGGCACTTCAGTGAGTGCTCTGGAAAGCTCCGTGACCGTGTCCTGAATCTGTTTGATCTCGGAAGTGAGCTTTCCGAGTTTCTTAAGTTCTTCAGATGCTTTGTCCTTCAGCTCCTGGATGGCCGTCTTGCTGCAGGCCTTGCCCCGCCTGTTGATATCCTCGAGGTGCTGAGATCTTCTCAGGTTGAATGCCTGATGCATCTCATCTACCTTGTCCGGGTCATATGGCCGATGGCAGGTTGGACACACCGCATCATCGTCGTTCCATACCTTTGAAGCCTCTTCCTTGTACTCACTTATCAGGGACTCCCTTTTCTGCTCCATGGAATTGATGTCGAAGTCGATCTGGGAGATGGATCCTCTCAGTTCGAAGGCCTGCTTCTGTTTCTCCCTAATCTGTTCCTGCATCTGCCTGAGCTGTGATGTCTTGCCTTCATTCTCCTTTGCGACTGATGCCGCGTAAGCATTCCTCGATTCCGCAAGTTCTGCTCTGGCGTTTGAAATCTGGGTCATGATCTCGGAAGTCGCATCCGTCGTCTGCATCCGCTGTTCCATGTCGAGGGTGTTGATCTCGCCTTCGATGGAATCTTTCTTGGCTTTGAGGTCTTCCAGGCTCATTCCATCCGTATCCGGGATGGCCTTCTGCGCTTCATCGATCCTCTCAGGGACCGTGTCGAGTTCGGTGTTGATCTTCTTTCTGGTCGCCATCGTGATCTTGCGGAACTCGTCGACTGTGTAGCTCCGATCCGCGCCGGGAACCTGCAGCATCTGCTCGAACTTCGCGTCGACCAGCTCCTTGGTGTGGTGGATGACGTCCAGGTCGCTCACATCCCCGCAGATGTCGAGGAGGATCTTCCGTCTGTCCTGCCATGCCAGCTTCTCCGGAAAGTAGTCTGGCATGGTCAGCATCTTGAGCTGTTCCTCGTCTCCGACCATCGTCTGGATCTTCGCCTTAAAGTCTCCTGCCGGCGTCGGGACACCGTCGATGAAGTAGTCGGTGGTATGTCCTGAGAACTCGCGCTCTGCGGATCCTCTCTTCTTCTTGTAAACTTCGTGGAATACTTTTCTGAGTCCTACCTGCGATCCGTCATCCGCCTGGATGACCGCCGATGCGGAGTAGTCGAGCTCGTGTGTTCCGGTCGTCTTCGGTGAGAAGTTCTTCGCACCTGTGCTGGCCTTATCGAAGAGCAGCCATGTGAAGGCATTAAAAACCGTGGTCTTTCCGGTCGCGTTGTCTCCGTAGATGGAGCAGCTCTGACCCGAGAAGTCGAACTCTGCATGCGTGACTCCCTGAAAATTATCAAGGGTGAGTGTTATGAGTTTCATTTGGACCTCCTTGTAAAAGATTGGTTGATGTGATATTTTCGGAGGTAAGAACACGCGCCTAGTGTTCTCAAACTCCCAAAGCTCATCTGATTTCGGTTCCCAGCCTGAAAAGATGAGCTTTTATTATGCTGCAAATGTGGTGTCTTCCCATCTCTGGACGTTTCTCCTCTCGGCCTTCAGTGATCTCTCTAAAGCCGCCTCAAGTGCTTTCTTCTGCATGGCGTCGTCCCTGCGTTTCTTCAGGTCGGAGTATGCACACCGGAGCATGTAGTAGTTCAGCTCGTAGAACATGATTCCGCAGAAGGCATCTCCCGGAATCGTTGTCTTGGTGTTTGTTCTGATCATTGCCAGGAATCCGATCGTCACCGCCGCGGCCATGGCCTTGATGATGGACTTTCTTGCGAATCTTTTGAGCATCTTTGTTTCCTCCTTCTCAGATGTAGTACTGTTTCATGAGCGCCTTCGGGATCTTCCCGTGCGGGTAATCCTCAGGCAGTTTCTTCTTGCTGACTGCCTCGTTTCTCACCCTCCGGATGTATCCGTAGGCTGTCCGCCTTCCAACTCCGAGGAGCTGCATCACATCGTCTGCGGTGAAGTAGCTCCGTTCCACCTTTCCGATTTCGACCGTTTCCGCTCTCATATCAGAAACCCTCCTCTTCTTCCTCCAGCTTTGCTTTTGCTACATATACCTTCAGGTCCTGCGCGACCTGGACGATATCATCGAGTGACTTCATAATGCTCTGAAGTTCCGGCTTCTCGTCTTCCGTGATCTTTCCGTCCTCAACGATCTCCATCAGCGAATCCTTGATCTCTCCCGCCTTCTTCAGAGTTCCATATGCCTGGATGCTGATCCGGTCGAGGCTAAGGTTCTCAGCCTTCGGGACATCTGATCCAAGCCGGCAGTAGTCATGGCAGTAGGTGCATCTCAGTTCCGGGGATCCATAAATCTCGCTCATCGCCCAGACCTCATCCGGAAGCGGATCCCTTGTTCCGTTCTCGATATCTGCAAGCGTGCTGGCTGACATTGCCAGGTCTGCAGCTGCAGCCATCCGGTCTCTGTACCTCGGGTAGGTCTTTGCACGCTGAATTCGTGCAATCTTCCAAATTGTTACCCCGGTATCATTCAATCCCTTCATCATTCCTTTTCCTTTCCGCCTGATATACTTAAGTCAGGAGAAGGCATCCTTTTGAGCTCTTCCAGCTTTTGATCAAGCGCGGTTTGAATCTGCTCTGTCGGGATTCTGTTCCCTCGCATAATCAAATTCAGGTAAGTTCTCGTAATCCCGAGGTCTGAAGCGACCTCGCTCTGAGTGATGCCGAGTCGCTTGCACTGCATCATCAAATCCAGACCAGACTCTGGAATTTTAGCCATCCGGCTCCCTCCTTTCTCGGTTTACGTTTACATTTGTTACAAAAGCTAATAAAATGCTTGTATGAACTACCCTGCGGAAAGAATCCCGCCAAGAACGCCTCCGAGGGTCGTCCATACTGTTACTCGAGGAAACCAGTTCGTTTGCAGGCGTCGTGGCTTCCTTTTGTCGTTAACCATTGTTAACTGTCTATATAGTAATCGCATATTTGCGTCATGTCAACAACTAAATGACTAAATTTGCGATTCTATTTGGGGAGGTGTTGTAATGACACTCACCGAGAGGATCAAAGACCTGGCAAGTACAAATGATCTAACTTTTGCCGAATTAGAAAGAATGGCAGGTATCGGGAGAGGAACAATACGAAAATGGGACGTGAATATTCCTTCTGCAGATAAGCTGTTGAGAGTCGCAAATTTGCTACACTCTTCGATGGATTATTTAATGACGGGTGAGGAGTCTTTGGTTAGCGGAATCAGCCATGAAGACATTGAGTTGCTGGATTTAATGAATCAGCTTCCTCACGACGCCAAGATCGAGTTTCGTGGAGAGATTAAAGGGTATCTTAAAGGACTCGCAGCATCCGGGTCCCTCGAAGAACCCGCCGAAATGAAGCAGGCAAAATAATCAGCATCGATTGGTACCGGTGCTATAAGGGGAGTAGAAAAGCTGGGAGGAAGAAAAAATGAAAAGAAGGATGGTGGCCATATTGATGGCGTTTGCGATGGCTGGATCCATTCCGGCTATGGCTGCGGATGTTTCAAGTGAGTCAGAGCAAACACAGTCGCAAAAGAATTACATCACTTCCGGAAGTATCTATGAAGCTGTAAAGGAAGTGAATGAAAATTTTGAAATCTATTTTGACAATGATGGGTACCTGACGATTGAGCAGAACCCTGACACGATTCCAGAAAATGGCGCATGGAAATTTATAGAAGATACGATTATGGTTCTTCAGCGCTCTGCTATATCTGGGAAGAGAAAGATAAAATTCATTGCCGGCCATGACTTGAAGACTCAGGATGTCTATGAAATTTTCGGTATAGACGATTACAGTGGTCCTGATAACTTCGGAGTTATACACGCTTCTCTCACAACAAACCAAGCTTTGAGTTCAAGCTATGAGACTGCTTTTCAGGAATATTACGGAGCCCATGCTGTGGAGAATAAGAATAATTATTATCTCCACCTTCTTGATCCAGAGAATAACCCAGCTCCGGACTACTATAACAATTCATATTATTGGATAGTTTCATGTTTTGGAGAAAAGGCTACCGGAACTTTGAAACCAGATGAGTCAACAATCGATGTGCAGATTCCTGATTACGAAGACTCGGATGTAGGTGGGGCTGCCTCTACTTTGATGGCGTTCAATGCAATGTCACGTTATGGAAAGATCAAAGCAGTCACTCCGGAAATTCTTCCTAATGATAAGGTAAACATATCGTTCACCGCTGAAGGTGATTTATCCAAGGTTGTATTCAGCGTATCATCTCACTGGAACGGTTCTTCTATGTATGCTGATTCCATGAGCGGGTCTCCGAATGCCATGACCGGAATCAAAAGTGCGATCGATGTGATCAGGAAGCAGGGAGGCTGACATGGCATCCCAGGGAACGATAACGAAATACAAGACCAAGACCGGGAAGACCAAGTGGGAGCTGCGCTTCTGGTCGAAGGACTGGACCGGTAAGAACCGTCTGGTCCACAAGGCAGGTTTCATGACCAGAGCCGAGGCTAAGGCATGGTATGACGGATACGTGAGCGAAGGAGAGGAGCGTCCGGATCTTACCATGGGTCAGCTCTATGAGGCGTACATGGCCGACATGAAGCCAAAGCTCAAGAACACCACCTACGCTCAGAAGGAGTGGGCTTTCAAGACGCACATCCTTCCATACTACAGTAATACCCCGATCGACTCCATCACTCCGAAGTCAATCATGAAATGGCAGAATAAGCTTCTGGATGCCAGGAACCCGAAGAGCGGTCAACCGTACAGTGAAACCTATCTATATTCTTTACACGAGCAGATGAGCGCGATTCTGAACTACGCAGTAAAATATTATAAGCTCCCGACTAATCCGTGCCGGGTCACAGGTTCGATCGGTGTAGCCAAGGCGGACGAGATGACGATCTGGACGCCTGAGCAGTTCCAGATCTTCCTCCAGTACGAGAAGAAGACCTTGTACCGGATCCTCTACGAAATCCTCTTCTTCACAGGGATCCGTGAGGGAGAGCTCCTCGCTCTCACTCCGAAGGACATCCCGGAAGGCGAGAACGTGGTCATCGTGCGGAAGTCCTACGCAGTGGTCCATGGCAAGGAGTACATCCAGGAGCCGAAGACCAAGAAGTCAATCAGAAGGGTCAAGATCCCGGAAGCGGTTCATCAGGATATACGTAAGTATATTGAGTCCGTTTATATTGGGCAAAATGAAAGATTGTGTCTCTATTCCAAGACAGCTCTGAACGTGGAGCTGAAGAAGGTGGCAAAGCAGGCCGGGCTCCCGGAGATCCATGTGCACGAACTCCGGCACTCGCACGCTTCCTTCCTGATCGGCAGAGGTGTGGATATCGCGACCGTCAGCAACCGGCTCGGACACGAGAAGGTCTCGACCACCCTGAACACCTACACGCACATGCTTCCGGAGAACGACGCGAAGGTGACCGGGTTCCTGGACAGTGCAGCCGAAGAGATCCTCGACAGGAAGGATCAAGGGCAGCAAAAATCCGAGCCCGAAAAAGGCCCGGATGATGAAAACCCGCAGAAATAA